TAAATTATACAATAACATGTGGAACAAGATTATTAGTTGGTCAATAATGTTATTTTTGACAGGGACACTAATGTCACTATCAAAAGTTTATTCACAAACTGCGTTGTGTACAAGTTACCCAACAAGTTTTTGTTGTGAGTACGTATCAAGTATTACAATCAACGGGCAAACATTTGCGGGGTCAAATGGTTATGCCGCAACTTCAGGTGGTAACCCTCCAGGATATTACAATTACACCAACGGACCACTTATACCTACGATCACCGCAGGACAGAATATCTCATTACAATATACCGCACAGACTAATGGAAACTATATGGAGTACTTCAAGATGTGGATTGATTTTAATGGTAATGGTGTTCTGACGGATGCAGGTGAATTAGTTCACGAATATAATTTTTCGTGGTTAGGAACACACACGAAGTCAGCGACTTTTGTTGTACCAACCACAGTATTCAACGGACCAGTGTTAGTTAGATTTGTAATGGTATACGCAAACATCCCTAACTTGTGTGGGACATACGCTTACGGAAATACATTTGACTTTAAAACAAATATTACAGGGGCGATCAGTCCTTATGGTCATTCAGGTTATGTATATGGTGCTGAAGGTAATGGTATTGCAAATGTACCTGTAAAACTTTTTAAGAAATTAACAAATGAAACAAACTACAGTTTACACGGAACATACAATACAAACTCAAACGGACAATACAACATCACAACAAACCTTAATGCTGCTTCATACGATTTTCAAATAGTAGTAGACAACCTAACGGTTGCAAATCCTACCGTCACAGATGCTCAATTCTTTAATCAAAAAATATTAACACAAGGTTTTAGTTCTAAAGATTATTATAGATTAAATACGAATGGTAACAACATTCTAACAATATCAGATGTTTATGAGGTTTATCAAAAGACTTATAATGTTCCTTGGAACTCAGGGATACCAACATATAGGATATTTAATCAAACAGAATGGAATGTGATTAATTCGTCGTATGGTGATTTAAGAACAACTTACCCTGGAGTTCAGGGATTAACAATACAAAGTCCTGCAAACAGTGGGACAACAAACATTTATTTAATAAGAACAGGTTATGCGAATTAAGTTATTATTTTTATTTTTATTTCCACTATTCGTTTTCGCTCAGAAAACATTAAGAGATTCAATCTATATTAAAACTGATATGTTTGAGATTGTGTACTCTGAAAAATTACAACAACCTCTCTGGGTTACTTATACAGTAGAATGTCCTAAAGGTTCTGCATCAAGGTCTGGTATGGATTTTTTCACATGTGATTCTGTTAAAACTTCAGATAATAAAGATTATGAAAATAATATTTGGGATAAGGGTCACATGGCTCCTGCGGCAGATTTTAACTGTGATAAAGTGATGTTAAAGAAGACTTTTAGTTATTTAAATTGTACGTTACAACAACAAGACTTAAATAGAACTACATGGAGGTTATTAGAAGCCTATGAAAGGGAGTTGGCTCTTAAATATGAGGTTTCTGTTGAAATAAGATGTGTTTTTTCTAAAACATCTATAGTATTAAAATCTGGGGCAACAGTACCAGATTCGTATTATAAAATAATAAAATACAATGGTAAAATTGAAACTTATTTTTTTAAAAATGAGAAACCTTCTACCACTGATTTTAAGAAGTTTATTGTTATTTAAAATCTACATAACCATTAGTTTCTAATTCTTTAGAGAACTGTAAAACTAATTTGTAATTATCACATAATTCACCAGAACAATTGTCCAAACCAAACTCAGCCACAAACATATCATAGGCTAATTTTTTTACAATTTCAGTCATAGGTTCCACCCTAATTAGAAACTCATAAGACTTTCCATCACCTATTGCGTTTGCTATCATCATAATAGCACTTTTTAATTGATCTTTAGTACAATCCATATTAAATAATTTATTCGTATCTCCAATATATAATTTCTACTATTAAAGTATGACCAGTAATAGAACACTTCCATTCCAAACAGTCAGGGTTGCCACAATTACATCTAAAACAAAAATAACTAAGACCTTCAGAGTCGTACCCAATGATGTCTACACCCTTAGTCGGTAACTTATCCTTAATATTATATACTACACTATTTTTTTCGAATTTAAATTCGGTCAAAATTTTTGTAGATTTTTGTAATTTATGCCAAAGGTCCCAGTTAATAATAGACATTACATTTTTTATTTTAAATTAGGGATAACCATCTCTAAAGTATAGATGTTATCTAAATCTTTTTTATTCTTCTTCTTTTTAGATTTTAGAAGTTCCAACTCTTCTAAAAGTTCTTCTTTTTTAGTTTTAGGTTTAACCCCAGTAACTGGGGTCTCAACTTTAACATTTTTTTCTATCTCTTTATATATGATTTTATCCTTGTAGATAATTTTATCTTTATAAACAATTTTATCTTTGTATACAATTTTATCTTTGTATACAATATTGTCTTTATAGATAATCTTATCCTTATAAATAACTTTAGACTTACCCTCTTTAGATAAAGAGTACAATACTATAAAAGAAATGATGTTTAATATAATTGAAGTTGCTAATACCATATCACAAAGATATAAAAATATCTTTAAACCACAATCATATCGTTACACTTTCTAAAACTTCTTTAACAATTTTTGAAACCAAAGCATTATCCGCTTTACCTTTATATTCTTTATTGAATGTACCCATCATTTGTCCTACATTAGTAATCCCAGTATTTTTATACGATTCAATTATTGAACGAATCAATGTTTCATCCATCATCTTAGGTAGGTAAGGTTTAATATACTCCAGTTCGTTTAAAGATTCTGGTGTATTAGTTTGAGTTAAAGATTTTTCCATTTTCTTTAAAATACCTAAAACAACTTCATCTGTTGCTGTACCAGTTCTTCCTTCTTCAGTTTGGATTTCTCCTTTAACTACCCCAAGAAAGTTTTTCTTTTCCATTTCTTTATTCTTAAATGCGGACATAAAATCTGCATTAATTCTTTCTTTTAGTGTCATATTATTCATCTTCTTCTTTTTCAATATTTTCCAACGCAATTAAAATTAACCCATTTAGGTATTGCCATTTTGGACACGCGTTTGGGTAATGTCCAAATATCTCAACCAATTTTTGTTCTTGCCATTCCCTCTCTGAAGGAACAGGTGATAACCATTGACCGTCAATGTTATCTGATTTAATAAAAGCACTTTTTTCGAAGTTTTCTAAATTTTAAAAGTTTATACTATCCATCTGATTAATAATTTAGCTTCCATAGTAGGTAGAAAATCTGCATCACCCATATCATCAACAGGAACCTCAAAAAATATGGTTTTACTCTTAATTACAGGTTCTTCCTCAACCCTAATAACACTATCGTAATACGCAACCCCTTTTCTAATCTGAAATAATTTTGCTTCAGGGTTTTGTTTATACAAAACTTTTTTAATTTCGTTTTTTTCCATTTTATTTATTTTTAATTTTGTAGTCAGGACAGGATTCGAACCTGTATGAGTGCCATTACTAAGATCTAGGACATACTCCAGGGCTTGTTTCCCTTGCGTCTACACTATTCCGCCACCTGACTATTTACTTGTCTTTCCAAGTTGTCAAACAATTGTTAAAGCTAATTTAATAACCCAGCATTAATCTGTTAATAACCTCTACTCTGCATTGTTATGTCAGCAATCGTAGTCAGGACAGGATTCGAACCTGTATCATGTCGGCTAAGTGCCGTTTTTCGTATCACATAATAGATACTAAGTGCTAACCAATTACACCACCTAACTATTTTAAAATGCTTGTAAATAATCTATCTCAATTTCTTTGTTTCTTCTAAATGGGGATAACCCACCTAATTTCCCAATTTCCTCATTGATGATTTTCATGTCTACGTCACCTTCTATGGTTAAAATAAGATATTTAGTATCCGTTTTACGACCATTTTCATGATAACCCCTAAATTTAACTATAAATCTACTTTTCATAATTTTTAATTTCTTTAAGAGCATCAACACAAATACCTTTTTTAACAGCATCATAATCTTCTTGTGAATGTTTAGGAAACCCCACTAAACGACAATTTCTATCATCTTTAGGGTATAACCATAACTTACCACTTAATTTTTTCTTAATTTTTCTAGGTAATCTAAATTTTTTCATTATAAAAAATGTTAAACAATAAATAAATTATTAAAATAAAAAGAATGGTATAAATAATTAATATAAATGTATCACCATTCTTTTTATATTTTTTAGTTAACCAGTTAGAAAACCCTTTGTAACCTAAACTCTTAGGTAAGATATCAAAAAATAGATAACCTGGTAATAATATCAAAGCTAATAATAATTCCATAATTAGACAACTATTTTTTTCATTATTAATTGTTTAAAAAATTTATAATCTTTTCTTTAATTCCTAATTGTTTAATACCCTCATTTGATTTTGGGGTTAGTACAAAGTTATCCAATGACCACACATCTTTCCAAGGTTCACCATTTTTACCCATATCTAAGTCGTCAACAGATACCCAATGAGTAATTTCAGGGTGATCGTTAAGATATTGATTAATCTCGATACTTCTTGTTTGTTCTAAATCCCATTGTGGTGACCAAATAAAGTTATTTTTGTGACTAGTACAATCTTGTATGTTAGGAGTTAATCCAATTGGTTTTTTACATAGACCGTGTAGTTCATAATATTCACCAAGTTCTTCTAATGTTGCGTGTAACTTCCAATCAGAAGAAATAACAATCTCAGCACCTGTTTTTTCAATAATTTCATTAAGCACCTTAACAGCCTTTTTATCAAAATCATCAAATCTTACAGATACAGGAGCATCTTTTAGTTCCTTACTACTGTCAGGGTTTGAACCTCGGTACTTAGACCATTTCTTTGTACGTCCTCCCCAATTATTAGAAAGACAAATTACTCCATCATGATCTAAAAATATAACTTTCATGGTTGATTATTTATGACTATCTATTTTCTCTAGAATTTTGTTTAAACTATTACTGATTTGAGATTTGATTTTTTCCTCGTATGTAATTCTAATATTCTCTGTTTTATTGTCATACATATGCTTCAATCTACTAGAATCTCTAGCATCTAATCTAACAACATAATGATATACATGGTTAGTAATCTCAACCTTTTGGTCCTGGAACACCACAAACATCCCAAGAGTCTCATTTATGATATATTTTTTATCAGAGATAGGGGCAATTGTGAATTTAGAATCTGGGTGTCCAATCAATTTTCTACAAATAGATAGACACACTTTTTCGTACTCAGTTTTTTCACCTTCAGGTTTAAGAAACTTAGTACCTTTTTCCCACATAAAAAATTTAATACCAAATCTTTTAAATTTTCTTTTTAACCACTTTCCGAATCGTTTCATAATTATATCTTTTTATTTATTCAACAAAGATAGTAATTTAATTCTGATTAATAAACAAATTTCTAAGATTTTTTAACAGAGTTTTCTTCTGACTGAGTTATAAGTTCTAAAACTCTCCTTCTACCCTTTTCACCAATTGGAATGGGATTACCTTCTTCATCAATTTGTACAAATCTTATGTTGGTCCTTAGTACTACTATCTGATTGCCTGTATATACATTATGGGCTCTTGCCTCCATATATAAGGTTATAGAAGTTGTACCTATTTTAGAAGGGTAACCATAAATTTTTAATAATTGACCTTCTTTTGCCGGTTTCTCAAAATTACATTTATCTATAGACACTGTAACCATTCTTGGTGTATCACAAAGTTGCATTGAGTATCCTGCGGCAGCACCATCAAGGAGTGATAGTAACTTACCCCCGAAGAGATTTCCGTGAAACCCTAAGTCGGATTTTTTAATTGGGTGCGTTGTTATTAAATCCATAACCATTTATATGTTTTTTTTTGTTTTATTGATGTTATTTGTGCAGGACTTATATTATATTTTTCAGATATAAATTTATAACTTTTACCGTTACTAATTAAGTCAACTATTTCTAACACTTCATTATCAGATAATTTTGAATTATGTTTTGATAATTTTTCTTTAGTTTCTTGTGTTAAAATCTTACCCTTATGTTTATCTGATATTTTCTTTCTCCATTCAGTTCTAGATTCACGGTCATTTTCTTTGTAGAAATTTTTTAAACCATCTACTCTAGACTTTATTTGTTCTTCAGACCATTTTATACCTTTTAATTTTTCTTTCATTTTTTGTGTTACTTCTGGTGGACGTTTTTTTCCTTTTAAAGCCTTTCGTATTTTTTCACGAGTTTCCAGTGAAACTGTCCACCCAGTTAAATCTTCAACACTTTTATCAATCCTACTTGATAAAAAAACTAAAGACCTAAATTCTTTTTCAGATTTTGTTTCTTCAAATTGTTTAAGATGTATTTTATAATGGTCTTCCAGAGATAGACATATTAAATTTTCTATTGAATTATTTTTTCTATTACCATCAATATGGTGGATGTCATATGTCCTACCTTGTTCGTCTTTTGGTATTTGTCCGTGGGTCTGTTCCCATATTTTCCTATAGTTCATATTAATAAATATGTACTTACCACCAAAAAACTACTTACCACCAAATAGATTTCCATTTTGTATTTTGTTTAAATATAATTTATTCCCTTGACATTGATATTTTTCTTTTAAGTCCCATAACGAACCTATTTTGTCTAATGGTACCATATGACAATTATGTTTTTTACCAGTTCTTTTTGAAAATGTGGTGATTGAGTCGTTATGTTTATTTTTAACAACCCAGGGACATTCTTTACAAGGTTTACTCATTAGGGAATATATTAGTATTAATTACACCTACTAAAATTTTTTCATCTGATGTGATATCACAAGCGTTTTTAGTTAAGTCAGTTACTAATCTTTGTGTTACTTTTTTAAGTAAATCTTCATCTATAGAAGACATTTCTATCCGAATTGAAACGTTTTTATAATATTTTTTTTCCATTAAAACACTTTTAAAAATTAAAATGGAGGTGGTTGTGATAGCGAATCAAGCCACCTCCTATAGCCGTAGCTATAACGGTCCTAACCGTATTTTAAATTTTAATTACTAAATTCTTTAATTCTATCTTCTAAAATTCTTTTTTCCATAGCACCAGCTTGTCTCCAAACAACCTCACCATTTTTAAACAATAAGAAAGTAGGTATTCCTCTAATATTGTATTCACTTAAAATGTCCTTATTAGTGTCGGCGTCAATTTTTACTACATTAACAAACTCTGACATTTCATTTGAGATTTCTGCTATTACTGGATTCATCATTCTACACGGACCACACCATTGTGCCCATATATCTACCAATGTTAATTTTTCTGATTTAATCAATTCACTAAGTTCTGACATAATTTAATTGTTTTAATTTTAATATTTTATTACTTATAGGGTATTTTATACTCCCAACCTCCCAAAGGTCATCTCTTTTTTTACTATTACAGGAGTCACAAGAAACTATAAAATTATCTTCATTCATTCTTAATTCTTCATACTTTGAAGATGGATAAAAATGGTCAACAGTGGCCATATCATTTCTATTAAATTTTTCGTACCATTCATAGATAACTAAATTTTCTTTACCACAGTATTCACAATGTAAAGGACCAAAGGTCTCTTCTATTTTTTTTAAATAATTTTTATTGAATTCTAATCTACCCCATTTTTCTGGGTTTCTTTTACCCCATTCAGGTATTTTATTCATTTATCTATTTTTTATCACAACTAACTCATAGACCCAACCACTATCAGAGTTTTCGTTTAATATTTTAACTAATTTTTTAGCATCATCTTTATTATCCATTTCAAGGACTTCACTATCACCATTTGTCATAAAAATATGATTTTTCTTACCGTTGGGTAAAACCATAACCTTTTTTATTACGTAAACTTCGTTTTCCATAAAACTATTTTTTTTTAAAAATATAATAAAAATAATTTAATTAGAAAAGTGTTTAAAAAGGTAAATCATCTGGATTAGTACGATTTTTAGATTTTAGGTCGTTCCATTGGTCAACCAATTTATCTCTTTCATCATATAACTTATCTAAATATACATCTAGTTTTTTGATTCTATCTACATTACCCTTAGAGTCTTCATTATATAGGTCTTGCCACATCTCTTCATAAGAATCTATTTTAGCATCTAAATCATTTATAGATTTATCAATAGAATCTAATGTACTAGATATAGAACCTGTGACACTTGTTTGTGGGGTATTTGTAGTAACTGGTTTTTGACCAGCAGCTGTTTGTGTTACAGTAGTAACAGGTTTAGCTGTATAAGGTTTAGGTGTATAAGGTTTAGGTTCTGGTTTATTATGAACGTACCTCATTTTATTAATTCTTTTAAGAATATCAGCACCTCTTTTATTGAAATATTTTTCAGTATAGTTTAAAAAATCTACAACATCAGGAAATTTTCTAAATAATGGTATATTATAATCTATTAACAAATCAGTCCACATGTCTTGTAAACCTTTAGCTGGTTTACCTTCTTTATTTAAAAAATTAGATGCTTTAAAATTCATTAAACTTTTAGCAGTCTGTTTATAATTAAAACCTGCATTATCATATTCATTTTCTAAATAAGCTGGAGCCTCTAATTTTGACCCTAGGTAATAATTTTTTATAATAGGGTTTAATTGACCATATTTAGCACCACCACCCAAAACTAATTTCTCAAAGTCTTTAGTGTAAATATTTTTAATTTCCCAACCATCTCTAATTGGTTTAGCACCTCTACTCATTCTATTCCAGTCATCGTAAGCATGTTTAATTTCATGTACTAAGATTGAACCACCTATAGAACTCATAGGCATGTTTAAATAAACTACATATTCACCTTCTTCATTGTAACCAGATTTCCAGTGATCATATTCTATTCTATTAGAACTAGTTAAAACCCATTTATCTACTTTAAAATTTTCATAAGCTTCAGGGAAATCTTTACCGTTAATTTCTATTTTATCTATTTTTGGTTGTGGAATATAATTACCACCATAACCACCGTAACCACCATATCCACCGTAACCACCTTGGTAACCATAATCCCCATAAGCGGATTCTGTCATATAACTACCATAAGTGTCATCGTCGTAATTTACAGCATAAACAAGTTCATAGTCATCTGTATAGAAAGCTTCACCGTTAAGCATATGGTCTTCGATAACTTCTTCTATACCTATTCTAAATTTTTCAGGAAACTCAGACTCTACAGTGTCAACGAAAAAACTACCTTCACCATCTAATTTAATATTAAATAATTTACCAGATACTTCACGTTTAATACCAGGAAACTCATATAAGACATCAGAATTTATAACTAATTCATCACCATAAACATTAGCCTCCTCATAAGGTTCACCAGCCTCATTCTCAAAATGAGTGTAACCTATTTTATAACTGTAATCGTCTTTTTCATCTTCTAATGGTGCTGACCAAGAGAAATTTTTTGGGCTTTGTGGTTGTGGACTAGGTGTTTTAGGAGTCTGTGTTGCCATTTTTTCTCTTTCCGCCTTAACGTAGTCACTAACATATTTTTCAATAATTTTAGCCCAAGCTCTAGTTTCAAATGAAATACCGGCCACCTCTGATAATATTGTTGTTTTGATTATTTTACTAATTTTCATGTCTATATATAATATATTATAAATATCATTAAAAATAATAAAAATAAACTAATCTATAGATTCAGCTTTCTTAACACCAATACCGGCTTTATGTTTAATTAATTCTGAAATAATTATTAACATTTCAGGTGTTAAACCTTGTTTATTAGTTATTGAACTATCAGGTATAAATCTAAATTCATCAGTTACCTTACCTAAAACCATTTCAAAATCTGAATAATATCTTACATTATTCAGTTCATCTATATACATAGATGCTGAACTTTTTAACTTAATTGTTACCACTTTAATTACTTTTTATTTTTTCTATGTTCAATATATGCCCAAACACATACTAAGATTGGTGTTAGTATGGCGATAACTACCTCAATATTCATCGTATAAGTGTTAAATGTCCATGTATAATCTTACGAGAATCATTATATTCTGACCCGTATTCTATTTTCCAAATGTAAACCCCATCAAGACACATCTTATTATCGTAAGTACCGTCCCAACCAACAGTATGGTTATGTGATTCAAATACCATTTGACCCCATCTATTGATTATAAATAAATTATAGTCATACATATCAAAACCATCAGTAAATACTGGTAACCAAATATTGTTAACCGCATCACCATCAGGTGTGAATGTGTTAGGTATATAGATTAACTCTTGTGGACACTCTTCTATTGCAATAGTAGCTTGTTCTTCATTAGAAACACAACCATTAACTGTTTGGGAAACGCTGATAGTATAGAAACCAACATTATTCCAAACATAAGGTAAATTATTATCTTGTATTGTATCACCTTCAACAACCCAGTCAAACAACCCAGACAAAGATGAATAAGCAGCATAAACTCTAAAAATACTATCACCCTCACAAAGTTCACGAAATTCATAAGATGGTATTATAGATGTTATAATAGGTTGTGGGTTTACAATAACATTAATTGTTGTATCAAATGAACAGTTACTTTGTGTGTAAGTGTATGTTACGTTATTATTAGTTATAATACCTTGTTCTGGACAGAACTCATCAGTTTGAACTCCATTCACCAAGAAAGTACCATTTAAAGGTGTACCAACCAAATCTACACAACCATCGTAATCACAAAAAGGCCCGATAGGGTCTATTGTTGGGTTTATATCTAAAACAAATGTAGTAAAGTAAGATGTATCACTACTACACCCATTAGGACTAACTGAATACACACTTACAGAGTCTTGATATAAACCACTAGGTTCTAATGACCAGTCCGTAGTTATAGTATCTGTACCCTGACCACCCAATAATTGGGGAGTAGTTGACCATACATAAGTGTAACCAGCACCCATAGAAGGTACGTTATAGGACTCTAAAGATGATAAGTAACATATTGTATCTGGACCGTTAATTGGGTTCATTATTATTTGTGGTGGATTAGTAAGGGTTACATTACCAGACACCGTACAACCAATACCATCAGTAATTAAAAAACTATAATTACCACTACAAAGATTGTTTGGATTAAAAGAAGTTTGTAAGGTATTCCAGGATATTGTTGTCACACCATTAGTACCATTTGGAATTACGTTTATGTCACCATCACAAAAATTATGACATGTTGGATTGTTAAAAGTAACTATAGGTTGTGGTAAGTTAGGTGGTCCAGGTTGTACAAATACTGTATCAGGTCCAGGTCCCACTGAAGCATTACAAGTCGACCATCCAGCATTACAGGTTGGATAAACAAAATGACAAGTATAGTTAGCACCCGCAGTAGGTGGTGTAACAGTAATAGTCGGACCAGTACCAATTGGATTAGGATTACCAACTTGATACCAAGTTAGAACTGGATTAACAACAGGCCCACTTGGAGTCCATCTCCAAGAATCATTATTTGTTACCCAAGCAGTTGAGTTTCTACCAGGTACTGTAATACCAATAGTTCCAGCTAAATTATGAATACCCTGAACTGCGGTTCCTCCTTGCCATTGAATACAAGCCGGTTTACTTTGTATATGATTTTCAATTACATTAGTAGATTCGTAAATAACAATATGGAACGTACCTTGATTCCCAGTACAAGAGAACATAGGAACACCAACCCAACTAACTGTTAGTTTTCTACAAGGAGCCACACCTGAAGTTTGATATTTAATCTGGCCACCAAGTCCTGGATGCCAATCTTGCCAAGGACCCATTATACAATTTTTAGGTACTAACCCATTTCCAGTTGGTATTGTTTGTGAAGTAAACGTAGTAGGTTGAGCGGCTGAAAAAGATATCCACCCATTCGAACCGATATAAAATTGGGTATAAGTAGTTCCAAAGAAGCAAAAGTTAAATCCAATATTAAAAGGACCTTGTTGTGAATCATCGGTCATAAAAACGTTAGTACCCGTATTGGTCTGAGCAACATATGGGATATTTGTTACACCATAGTTTGTTGTTTGGTTAGGGTTTGTACCTGCCACACATTGTGATAAGTCAGCCGTTAATGTTGTTGACCCAACACCACAAGGTAATATCTGGTCTGGCCCTAAATAAGGACAATATTGTGAATAACCAAAAAAGGTTATAAAAATAAATAAATACTTTAATAATTTCATACTATTATAAATATGTTAACTTGATTGAGTTTTGTTGTTAGATGTGCATTTGACCGCTGCCATTTATCATTCGGTCAATTTAAACTTACTTCTTTTTTTTAAAACCATAGATTCACTAGATTTTTCTAATTCATTGTGTAGAGTTTTAGTCATTTCAACGACAACATTCACAAAAACATTTTTGTCTTCTTCTTTTATATTAAATACAGGTCTACTATCAATCTCATTAACATAAGCCTTTTCATTAATCATCTGAGTTACCATTTGTAATGCCCAAATACGCATCAATTGTACATTAATTTCTGGTTTCTCACTGTCTGTTTCATTGTATAAATTCCAATTCATACGACCACCACTTTTATATAAATTATAATCATGGTTTAATTCAGTATCAAGACTTACATTTAAGGGTATACCACCTAAATCTTTGGCAGTTTTGTTCATAGTAGAAACATCACCAATATCACTAGGTTCATTAATATAATACTCTGGTTGTAATTTAATGTGAAAAGGTTTTTCAAATTTCATCTTCTTCTCCTTTAATAATATTAATAACTTTTTCTATTTTACTTTCTTTTTTCTTTGCCGGTCTTACTGATATACTTTCTTTATCGTTTATAACAGTATCACCTATATGTAGATTAATCACTTTGTGTTTTCTACCCTCAGATAAATTTAGTTTAATCCTTACGATATCCTCCCTATCAGATTCTATTTCAATAGTATTAAGATCTTTTGGTATTATGTTTATCCCTGATTCATCATATATAATCTCAAAATAATTAGATAAACTATCGGCCCACGCTAAATCTATTTTATATAAAATTTCTTCAGACTTAACCCAGTAATTTTTACCACCAAGTGATACTTCATAAGAACCGTTGGCCATAAAAGATGAAGGTAGATTGATTATTTTAACCTCTCTACCGTCCATCAATTTTACTATATCACCTTTTTTTAATTCCACCCTTCAACATTTGGAGAAATATCTGGCCCCATTACCTCAGAATCACTTATTGGTGATTGTTTGATTGCTATTTTTTCCATTACCTCAAATGTGTCCTCCATTTCAGTATAAGTCGCTTCACCAATGTATTCGAATTGTCCCGTTGCCAACCCCAAGTTCGCATATTCTTGATTTATTGGTTCGTCAACATTAACCTCCTCATAAAATATGGGTTGTAACATAGCTTTACTACCAAAATATGAAGAGTTTTTAATTTCTTCATCAGAAAACAATTCAATGTTCTTTGGGTTTTTATCTATAAATGACTTTTCCATGATAATCTGTAATAAATTAAAAGGTAACCCAGATTGCATCGAATCTATTCTACTATCTAAAGTGTTCCAAATAGAAAACTCCTCATCTGATGAATAAACACCAAACTTTTTACCTTCTATTTTATCGATAACATAAATTAATATCCCCTCTCTAGAGTAACGATAAAAATAAGATGGTTCGGTTTTCATAGCAGTACACCATTTAGTACCAGAACCATAAGCTAAAGAAGCTTTAAATGATAAAGGTTTTAAAATTAAGTAATTAGAATCTTCGTAAATACGTTCAATCTGTTTAGTTAACTCTTTATCAATAAGTTTTAACTCTGCTTTACCATTTTCAGTTAAAAAATCTTCCCATGAATTATATTCATTTATATCAGTCTTTTCTATCCTGTTGTTTTCCAAATGTTGATTAAACTGGTTAAGAATATCCAAATTATGATCACCACCCACAAAATCTTTTAAGATAGAAATCATAGTATATTCGATTCTACTTTTATATTTAAGTTTCTTAATATAATAGTCTTCATCATAAGCATTATATTTATCGAACTGTTTTAATAGAAAAGGTAAATACTTACTTTTCCCACTTGGATCAATCATTGATAGGTAATCAATCAATGACATATCATATTCACTGTATTGTTTTTTTAATTCTTTTTTTCCCATTATTTTAATAAATTATAAGTTAATTTTAATAATTTAAAATCACTTAGTAAATAGGTTAATCTAAATTTTTAATAATACCTGCGTGTTCAGTTTGTACGGCTTTACCGTATATTGTTTTTGTCCAACCGTTCTCCCAACCATCATAGTTAGCTATCATCCAACCTCTTTTGGGGTCTTTCTTAGTAATGATGTGTGCATCAATGTACCATCCAGAAACTTTACAAAAAACAACATCACCAATGTTATAATCGTCTTGTTTAACAAATGTGATTTTACTTCCAGATTTAATTAAAGGTAACATAGAGTTACCAAAACATTTCATACTACCAGTACCTAAAGTATTTAGGTCTATTTGTAGTCTCTCAAATTTATTCATATTTTATTTATTTTATTGTATATTAGTTCGTAATCATCAGGGAATAATTTGACCCATATTTCAGTAGGTGAGTATAAATTTTTTAACGTATCACGTCTCTCATTTAAAGGTACCAAATCTTCTATTTTTAAATCATCTGACCATCTAAAAGATAACCAACCAACACATCTAAGGTCTAAAGGTGTATTAACTTTGGCGTAACCAATACTTCTAATTTGGTCGTATATAGAATCTTTCTTTAAATCTAGATTCAATCTATCTTCTCTATAACCATAATGAGACATCCATTCTATCTCATTAGAAACTAATTTCCATAGTTTTTCTTTTTCCATATTTTAATTAAATAAAAAAGGTCACATCTCTGTGACCTTTATATTATCTTACAATTTTTTCTGTTGTACCATCCTGATATACCACAATTACCAACCCTCTAACATCATCATTTACTATTTGACCTAGTAAATTTGTAAAATATAACACTTCTTTTGTTTTACCAGCATTATTGACCGATATTGTTTTAAACATTTCTGATTTACCATCAAAATCAATTTGAGATAGTCGATAATAGTTAATACCTGATTCATAAGTGAAATCTCTGAAACTATAATCAATCTGACTTGTTGAGTTACCAGCACCCTTCTGATTAGTTATTACAGACCAATTAATACCATCTGTTGAGCGCTCTAGCAAATAATAATCATTATTATGCTCAGAAGCACTTGACCAAGTTAGTAAATTATAATTAGATTGGTTTGAGCCATTAAACGATATCAATTCAATTGGTAGCATTGGATTACACATAATTTTAAAATTTGATAATTTATATCCACTATATCTAAGTATATTATCTGATATAAATGTGAATCTAAAGTTAAAATTATTAGAACTAGGTACAACATTTGAAATATTTGTTACAGATGGGAAATTACCAGTCCAACCAATACCAGACCCATACGGATTAACCCATGTAAATCCACCATCTAAAGAATATTCTAAGAATAAAAAATCATATCCATATTCAGCATTTCCTATAATATCAAAAGAGATATTAACGGTACTAGCATTAGAACATGTTGTATTTATAATCGGTGATGTATATGTTGAATTAATATTATTCGCATAATTACCAGTACAATTAGTGGTTACAACCGAACAAGCTGGTCTCCATTGTAATGCACCAACATTTACCCACCCTGGGTCAACACCTGACGTCCAACTATAAACTGTTTGACTTAAACTTAATTGTGTCACCAAGATTAGTAACATAGTTAAAAATAATTTTTTCATTTTTTTTTGTTTTTAGTTTTTATAAAAAAAGGACTCTTTATTATATAAATATAAAGAGCCCTTTAAAAATTGAGCGGGTGAATGGTTCGATACACTATCCTCTAACTGGAAGTCAGATACTTTCGTTAAGCTACACCCGCTTGTATGGGTAATCCTAAAATTACCCATTATATAAATTAACTTTGGAGTCTTTTTCTATATTTATGACTTCAGATATCATCCACGATCAATTACTAATCTTTCCGAATACCTAGTCTATTTTTTAACTTTTGTAGACTCTCTCGTTAAACAACAATACAATATTAGTACTTTAATTTTGAATTGTCAACAGGTTAAATAAAAAATTAATCATTTAACATGTATTTTTCTGCTGCCCAGATACCATTAATAGTACATTCAGCAAACATTTTTACAATGTAATTACCGTTCCATTCAACAACCTTATCAAAGGCTAACATTTTATATTCAAAATTTAATGGGTTACCACCTGGTGTTGTGAAATACATTTTAGTAATGTTAACAAAATCTGTTACTCTAGGGTTTCTAGATAAATCAATAACCTCTGAGATTACAGACCTATCTTGGGTGGATGTAGGTATGTAAAATTCTATTAATTTATTTTTACCATCTATATCTCTAACCAATACTAAATTAGAAGCTTGTTCAATCTTATTTCTAGGGAAAATACCTCTCTGTACTTTAATAGGTTTGATTTTTTCTTCAACTTCATAAACACCTTTAGACATTTCCATGTTATCAACTGTAACCTCAACTGGGTAAGTATCATAGGGGTCACCCTTAGCATTTTTTCTACTATTAATTTCTGCCTCAGTTAATATTTGGAAATCACCATCAGAACCCCATCTAACTTTAAACTTCTCAGATTCTCTTAAAAGTTTATAATGGTGTTCTCTAAATTGTTTCACTTCTTGTGTTAATCTACCTTGTTTTAAGTCATTCATTAAAGTATTTTGTCTATAAGGATTGACGACACCTGTTTGGTTACCAACACCTTCATCACTTTGACTTAAAGAATCCTGTTCTACCTTACCTGTTGCTAAAGCAAAGGTAATTAATCCTTTTTTAATCCAATTACTCATTTTAATCCTTTGTTTATATCAGATAAAGAAAATATAAATAATTCTTTACCTATCTTTTGGTTCCAAAATCTAGTAGATGTCTGAGATTTCTTTTTGTCAGAAATTTTTAACAACCATTCCTCTTCAGACTTATCTACATTAGTAACCATGTTATCATTTAACAAAACTTGGCGTACATATTTTAACATTTTATCTACTTGTTCTGTATACTCTTCTTTTGTTAATTGTTTTTTAGACGTTGATTCATCTTCATAGTTGTCAGAGAACTCAACGGCAAAGTCTACAATAGGGTTAGATTCAGGTGTTGCTTTAGATAATAAAAATTCTTTATTCTCAACGATTTTCTCCAATAACAAAGACAATAAATTTTCCAAATCAAAATTAGGACCAACCCTTCTATATAATCTTCTAATAATTGGCATACTACACTCCTCTAGAAGATTAAAATCATCTTTAGGTAATTTACTAATAACTACGTTAGATAATATAATACGTACTGTATTATCATATAATGTCGCCAATTCCTCCTTTTCCCAAATAGGTAAGCCATCTATCAATCCAGTTGGTTCCCATCTTGAGATAACTTCCATATCTAAATTAATTTCTGACATATTATCCTATTAATTCTTTTGTTGTTATATAACTTAAATCAATTATTTCTTTAGGTTTTATATCTGCATCTGGTGATGTTTGTGAAATGATAATATCTTCTTTTCTAAATGGTTGTCCATTTGTATTAACATTAGCATCACTAACTACCATAACAGTATAACCCCTTTTTAATAAACCTAAAACCGTCATTCCTACCTCAACACCATAAACTACAAACGTAGGTCTTTCCATAAATGGTACACCTAAATTGTGTATTATTGCCTCAAAAAATGAGTTACCCTCAAATAACTCAACCACTTTTTTAGTTACAACAATATTTCTATTACTGTGTATGTGTTGGAACGCTAAACCGTTAGGTTGTTCCCAATTAAGTAAGTAAAACTTATCTGGTGCTGTTTGATTCATAAATCTAGCCCCTTTAGTATCTTTGATACAATGTTTCGGGAACGTTTCTCTATAATCAGGTAATTCAGAAAAGAATGGTGAATCATCTTTAAACCATCTTATTGAACTAACGGTTTTAATGTTATTATCATTAGCTACTTTAGTTAAAGCAGCTAAGTTTGTAAGAATAGAATCACCATTAGGTATGTCTACAGTACCTTCACTAAAAAAGTCTTGTTGAGTGTCAACGTTAAAAAATACAAAACTAGCACTCATATTACTTAGTATTAATTACGTACCACTTAGTAACGTTACCTTCTTTATTTAAATCATTAACAATGTCAGTTATTTCACTCTCTTTATTAACATAAAAAGATAATGTATTTCTTAAAATCATTTTACCATTATCTTCTTTTTCTTTTTTAACATTTTTTAAATGTACTGTCAATCTTTTCATCTTCTATTTAATTTTTCAATTTTATTTAAAACAATAGTCTCCTCAACCCAACTAGATAAATCGTAGTAGTCTGGTAAAATTTCAGTACCAAATTTTTTAATGAAATCAAACTTCATATTAAAAGGTAACTCAACGCTCTCAAATGTATTTTCATTTTCATTAAATGAAAGAATATTATAATAATTATTCTCCATTTTCTTTTGGGTTTAAACTCTTTAGGATCCCTTCAAAATAAGAACCTTTATCTTTAGCGTCTTTAAAAACACCTAACAGATAATCAACATCACCTTCGTCTCCTTCACCACTAAATAAAATTTTATTTATTTTAGCAACAGAAGATTTCATTTCATATTGATACTTAGCTCTAATAGCTTCAATTAATTTTTCATCCATCATAATGATTTAATTTTAGCTTGCATAATAACCTCTGACATAGATTTAAGCGTATTACTATTCTCCAACCAACAAACGGCAACTAATGATTTAGCATCGATTAATTGGTATGGTGGTATAATCTTACCCTCAACACCTTGTTCCAAATTAGCGAACGGGTCTTGGAAGAAAATCCTGCCTCCTGAACCTAATTGTGATACCTCAATGATTTTAATTCTCTCATCACCAATACCACCACCTTCATTAACTTGTTCACTTACTTCTACATAAAATAAAGAACAAATTTCATCAGTTCTACCTGGTGATGTATAAAAATCGAAAACATGTTCCATTGCATCGACTTTATATCCAGTCTCCTCCATGATTTCTCTTTTTAAGGCCTCTTCTGGAGTCTCATTCTCATCAATTTTTCCTGCGACAATCTCAACCATAACTCCGTCAACTGGGGCTCTATACTGTTCAACAAAAATATATTTATTTTTAACAGTATCTTTAACAATACCGGCTACAACGTTACTTAATTTAACGATTTCTCTCTCTATTGTTTTTTCACCGTTATCAATAGTAATACTCTCAACACTATTGACACCCTCAAAAACAATTTTTCTATCTTTTATTTCGTAATTAGACATATTATGCTTCGTTTTCGTTTAATTTATCTACTTCAGACTGAACTTCAGTGTTGAACTGTTGTTTAAATTTCTCTCTAAAATTTTTCAAAAAGGCATTCTTTTTCTCTTTTTGTCTTTGTTTAAACGCCTCAACTTTTTGTTTGTGATTTTTTCTGTGTCTACTCTTAGCCATACTATAACTTAAATTTAAAATACATTATTTATTTAGATAAGGTTAATGTATTTAATTAAGTTTTTAAAGCTTTTAAAACAGTATTATTTTAATAATTTACACTATATATAGCGTTTGGTAATCTTCTTTTGGCATACTTAACCCAGGTATTTAAAAGTATTTCCGATTCCCTTTTTGTTAATTCACCTAATTCTATTTCTTTATTCAAGTCATCTAACATAATAACATCTAAAGGTTTTTTTTCTAATTTAGCTCTACGATAAAAACCATGTACAAGAGCTTCTATTTCTGAAGGTTCTAAATGGTGTTTAAAAACTGAATTTATATTAGATGAGTCTACTGGTTTAGATTTGTCTAAAAATATTTGTTGTGAATAATGTTCTATTTCGTGTCTAATATCTTCACTTATTTTATAGAAAATTTTTTCATAAGACTTTGGTTCTGAGTTAACGTCAATGGTAATTTCTAAAACTATTTCATCATCCTCATCAATAAAAGTGTTAATAAAAAAATCATAAGATTTATCACCATATTTTATTTCCTGAACTTTATTAAGATAAACATAAACCCCAAAACTTATTCCAGATTCATGTGAATAGACATCCTCTGAATCATCATTAGGTAAATTATATTCGTAAAGACCCTTCTCTCCTTCATGAGTCTTTATAGTATCCATAATATCAGTAGTAATTTTTCTACTGAATGAGTCATATCTACCTTCTGTTAATAAAGGTTTTTTTAAAAGTATCTTCATCTAACCCAAACTTCTTTAACATTTTTTAATATAGCTTCATTAGCTCTATAAACAGGTTTACCTGTTTCAAACTCAACAAAGGTATCGTTAACATAAGGGTTATAAGTAACTAAAGTCCAGCCTGTGGTATTATAGTCACCACCAGAATGTTTAATTATACCAGTAATACCAGCATGAACATTTTTTTGTTTAACTTTTCTAACTTTATTCTTACCCGCTTCTTGTACAATAAAAGTAACATTTGTTAACCATAATGTTTTATCGTAACCTATAACCAAATTAGTAGATTTATTTCTAATTGACCAGTAAGGTGGTTTATTTAAATTTCTGTGTACAAAGACATTACCACTAAAACCTTTGTGACCAGATAACCTTATATCATCAGAACCAAAATCTTCATTTTCTTTTAAAGATTTTTTACTAGGATAAGGGTTAATAACATCACCATCCTCACCACTTTGTGTAGGGTGTTTTTTAGCGTATTCTGAAGCTTTTTTAGCTTGTCTTTCTAATTTTTTAATAGTTTTTTTTGGTTCATCCATTTTACCATCATAACTATCATAGTTAAGTAAGGCACTATTATATTTAGAAACATCCACAGTGTAAGGTTTTAACTCTTCTGGGTTAAAAAGTCTTAAACCTGGTCTCATTGGTGCAACATAAGAACCTCTAGAATGTGAAAAATTTGAAGTAGATTCATTAATATCGTCTAATTCCCTATTTCTAAGTAAGTTCATACCATTCTTTGCGTAATAAGTATCTATAGCTATTTTAGCCGACTCCCAACTATTATAAACTTTTTTTGTGTTTTCTGGTATATCAGTTATATCAATCCCTAATGTTGGATTGTAGTATCTTCTAACTCCAAACAACATCGATTCTATGTCTGAACCCTCCATTCTAGTGTCTGTATTGGTGAAATACTCACCTTCAGTTTCATATTGATATCCGTGAGGTATATATCTAGCTATTTTTTGATATTGTCCTAAATGTTCAGGCATTTTAAGTTTCCACAATATAAAAAATAAGTTTCCATCTTTATTATAACTAGTGAACAAATTACCATCAGTAGCTGAAACACACCATTTAGTGTTTGACCCATAAATACAAGAGCCCTTTACAGTTAAAGGTACAACAACACTTAAATTAACATCATCGTATATTTTAGTAGCACCTTCTAATTTCTCTTCTCGTCTAGTCCTTTTTAATTTAACACCCTCAATAGCTCTCTCTAATTCAGATAAATCATCATATTTATTTATATCTTTTACAGTAAATCTAGGACTGTTCTCATGAAAAAAAATAATGGCGTTTATGATTTGACTATGATAATCTCTTGAAAAAACATTAACCCTATCATATTGTCTAGAATCAATTAATGTAGCCTTTAATAACCAATTCAAATATTTTTGATTACCAGAGGGGTCATTATTTACATAAAAATTAAATATTTCATCAGAAAATTGTGGATATTTTAATCTAGCATTTTCAATACGACCTTCCAACAATAAAGATTCTTTTATTAATTTTTTAATATTCATATCTATAAATATTTTGTTTTTGTAAAAAACCTTAATTACTTAAAAAATAACTAAATAACAATATTGATTATTTAAAAAAATATATTAACGTTATATTACTTGGGTGGCGAAAGGTATATGCGACCTATTGACGGATAGGTTGGTTTCGTAAATAAGACTAATTAGAGTTGGGCCTATAATTTTAATTAGTTCGAAAGGAGATCGTGAGGGGTTAAATACCCCTCCCCAGGTACAAAAGTTCTATTAGGGTGTTATTAATAATATAATAATAGGTAACTATATCAGAATTTCCTCCAGATATGACTATAAAAAACCTCATATATTGATTTATATGGGGTTTTTTATTTATCTTTGTTGTATGAAAACATTATTATGGCTTGACGATATTAGAAACCCATTTACCGATAATTGGTTAAGGGACTACGCACCACAATTCTCAAATGGTGAGGGTAAAGTTGTATGGGTTAAAAATTATGATGAATTTATTAACCATATCATATTTAATGGTATTCCTGACATGATTTCATTTGACCACGACTTAGGGGAGGATGTTGCCAAAAAAAGAGTTTCTAATGGTATGAGTAAACGACAAGCTCGTAGTCTTAAACGTGAAACTAAAAGTGGTTACGATTGTACTAAATGGTTGGTGGACTATTGTTTGGATAACGGTGTATCAATACCTCATTTCGGTGTTCATTCAGCTAACCCTGTTGGGGCAGAAAATATTCGTGGATTATTAAATAACGCGATAAAACATATGTAAAATTTTATTATATTTGTAATTATGAAAAAATTAACTTTTATTTGTGACACTCACACCAAACATGAGAAACTTAACGGTTTTCTTCCTGGTGGTGATATGTTAATTTGTGGTGGTGATATCACTAACCGAGGATATCTAACTGAGATTGAAAATTTTCTTACGTGGTTTGATAAAATTGATAACTATGATCATAAAATTTTCATTGCAGGTAATCACGACTTTGGTTTCCAAGACCGACCTAATGAAACTAATGGTTTATTAACTAACTATAAAACAGTTAATTACTTACAAGATGAACTTTTATTGGTTGGTAATGAGTATGATGATTATGAAGATATGGTTAAAGTTTGGGGTACTCCTTGGCAACCTGAATTCTACAATTGGGCATTTAACTTACCAAGAGGTGAAGCTTTAAAAGAAAAATGGGATATGATTCCCATGAATACTGATATTCTTATTACTCATGGACCACCTCACGGTAAATTGGATTATGTAAGATACCCAAACCAAAATGTTGGTTGTGAAGAACTTATTAAAAGAATTAATGTGGTTAAACCAAAAATTAATATCTTTGGGCACATCCATGAAGGATATGGTTACGTCTTTGATGGAGATACACATTATATTAATGCAGCAGTTTTAAATGGTAGATATGAATTTCAAAACAAACCTGTTAATGTTTTATGGGATAAATACACAAATCATTTGGAATTTGTTGATTAATCCATTATCTTTGTGATATGGAAAAGAAAAGAATTTATCTAGACGATGTTGTTTTTTTATTGATTTCACAATATTTATTGTTAAACAATAGATATGGGTAAACTAGTTGGAATTTACAAAATAACAAATATGATAAATAATAAAGTTTATGTGGGTAGTGCTGTTAATATCAAGAATAGATTTAAAACACATAAAAGATTATTAAAAAATCACAAACATTTTAATAATCATTTACAATCTTCTTATATCAAATATGGGGAGGAACAATTCAGATATGATATAATTGAAACAACTTCCACTGAAGAATTATTAGAAAAAGAGTTTCATTGGATAAAATTATTAAATGCAAACAATCCTAAATACGGGTATAATAAAAGGTTAATTGTTAATAGTAATTTGGGTATTAAATTATCGGAGGAAACCAAAAAAAAACTAAGTGAGAGTCATCTAGGTCATAAAAGAAGTGACGAAAGTAATAAGAAAATAATCGAGTCTCAATATAAAAAAATATGTCAGTTCGATAGGGATGGGATTTATATTAAAACTTATAATAGTTTACAAGATGCAGCAAAAGAACTCAATTGTAAGTACACCACTTCAATAACAGCATGTCTAAAAAAAAGGTTACCATCCGCCTTAGGATTTTTATGGTGTTATGAACACGAAAAGGATAATTTTGTACCGATAGAAACAAAAAAAAGAGGAAAAAATAAAATCAAATTAAAAGTTACTTGTATTTTTACGAATAAAATTATTATGTTTGAATCAATTACTGATGCAATTAATGATTTAAAACTGTCAAGTAAAACCGTTTATAAAGGAATAAAAGAAAAAAATTATAAAAATTTAATATGGGAAAAAATTTAAAACCTTATCGCATCTATCTAGATGATGTTCGTATGCCAGTTGACAAAGAATGGATTGTGGTTCGTTCATATGAAGAATTTATTAAAAAAGTTAATGAGATAGGCCTCAATAATATTGAACTTATTTCTTTGGACCATGATTTGGATGATACAGCTATGAATGAGTATTATAATAATGTTTCACCTAACTACAAATTAGATTACAACAACATAAAAGAAAAGACTGGGTATGATGCTTCCAAATTCTTGGTTAACTTGTTTTATTCTTTAAATGAAAACAGAATCAACATGAGTCGTACTGAGAAAAAAAGAGATAAAAATTTTTACTTCCCAAAAGTGGTAGTTCATTCAGCTAACCCAATAGGTTCAGCAAACATTATGGGTTATATTAATAATTTCTTAATGAATGAGGGACAACCACAAGATTGTATTAGAGTTAATATAGAACATTATGTATAATATTGAAGAACCAAAACTAACAAAACAACAAAAAAAAGATATTAAAAAAGTTGTTGACAGGTATTTGCGTATAAAATTTAAAAAAAAATTTAAGAAAATTACTGGCATTAAACTTAAATAATATTATATTTGTGGTATGAGAACATTAAGAAATTTTTTATTTTTAGTATTAACAGTTTCAACTTTATTTTCTTGTGAAAAATATCAACCAACTTTTCATAAAATTAAATACGAAATAACGTTAATTGAAGGAGCTGACCCAGTTGGTTCCCCTATCTTAAACGATGTAACGTGTAAACCATTTTATAAAGAAGATGGTGAACCAGTTTTTCCAACCATTGTTGAACAAGTACCATATACCTGGGATTATGAATATTGGCAATTAGTTGATGGTGAACCAGTTTCTTTTAGTTTCTCACCAACAGCGGACTATATGTTTAAGATGTCTATATACATTGATGATGTATTAGTGTCTTGGAAGATTGTAGATACGGACAATAGTGGTAATTATTACGCTTATCAAGGTGTAGACCAAGGTGGTTTAGATGAAAGTGGTAAACCAGATTATCCTGTAATAAAGTTTACATACAAGGAGTAATCCTTATAAATAAAAAAAGAGTTGACCTACATCAACTCTTTTTTTATTGTTTATATTTCTCATTTAAAAATACTCTAATAGTTTTTCTGATAACACCTTTATCCAAATCAGGAAAATCATCTTCAATTAACCAATAAATTTTGTTAAGAATTGTTTTTTTACTAACAAAATTCATGTTAAAAATCTCATCCATACCAACTAAAGATTTAATTACTAATGGATTCTCACCAAATTCATAAGTTCTTTCTGTTACTTTAAAATTTTGATTTAAAAAATTATATAATTCTAAATTGTAATCAGATGGGACAGACTCCATCCAATCTAAATTAGATTCTTTCAGTATTTTTCTAATTAAATTATTCATAAATTAAATTCTTTTCTTCCGTTAACAAACTTTTTATTTTGATAACTATAAAAACCAGCGTGTATTGGGGTAGACGTACACCAGCCAGCTATTCTACTATCAACATGATTTCCTGTAACAAAATAATTTAAACTTTTACCTTTCTTAGTTAAGTTATTATACGCAGTAGTCATTAACCAATTTTTAATATGTTCCGAGTTAACTATAGAAGCAGCTAATGTTATAACCTCATCACTATTTAATGAGGGTTCAAAATAATAAAATGTGTTCGGTTGAAGTTCTACACCAGTCGGAATATCACTAATCCACTGTAATGGGTTGTCGTCAGATTCATTGATAGATTTATTGTAATAAGTTAAGGCTCTATTATAAATTCCACAGTCGTCACAATCCATCCCACTGGAATCCCAATACTTATTTGATTCCTCTAAGTCAGGCCACACGATCAATCTCATTCCTGGATCTTTTACAAATCGTTCTGTATAAACCTCAGTATAGGAGACAACAATAATTCTTCCCTCAACATAACCAGATCCACCACCAGTCTCCTTATCATCGTTACCTTCAAAACCTGGTAAACAAATAAGAACATCACCTTCTTGTGGTGGGTTCTCTGCTGTTATGGTTGGTACCACATCTCTAATCCAATCAAAGTCATCACTGGATTCTTTTAATATTTTTTTAATAATCTTTTTCATTATAATTTTCTAATATCATATGAATCACCGTATAGATAATAAGGTCTCCATTGTTTTATAGCCGATACCATTTTATTCGCCTCTGCTTTTGTTCTAAATATTTTAGGCATATTATCATCTTCACGACTAAATATACCCTCCCTCCAATCATTACCTATATAACCAGATAAACCACCTTCTTCATCTACAAAAAATTTAGCTCCAGTGGCGTACGAATTTACTGTAATTATATAACCTTTTAAGGGTTTATCTCCAACCCACTCAAAATCTTCTTTTAATATTTTTTTAATTTTTACGGTTAAATCACCATTCCCTTTAATCACTCTATGATAAGTATTTTTAGGTATGTAAATTGTTTCTGTTAATGGTTTTGGTAACTCATTATCTAGTTGTACCATCCAATCAGTATGACCTACAGATTTAACAATTCTATCTTCTCTATCTCTATGCCAAACAAGTTCGTCATTATCTACACCATTAGTGAAAGTTCTAATATGATAACCTTCTTTCACCGTTTCTGAATACGGTTTACTTACGTCAACTAAAAATTTATTATCATCTAAAAATTTCTTACCTAATAAAACAGGGTACTTCATTTTATCTCTATTATTTAAAGTAAAGTCAGATTCAAAAGATTCATCCCCAAGAGTAAATTTTAATTTAACACAATATCTTTTATTTTTTAACCCATTAGAACTTTTAACATTTTTAATTTTATAATTTTTAAATGTAATCACTTCTGGATGGTCCAATAATTTACAATGTAAATCACCGTTTTTTATAAAAGCTTCAGGACAATGTATTGAACTGGTTTCAGCACCAGTATCTATTTTTGATTTTATACTCTCAGGTTTAAAATCAAAAATTATTATAGAATCACTACCAATTATTTTATTTTCCATATTACCACCATGTTCCTCCACCAGATAACCCTAATGACTTAGCATATCTTGGTAGTCTACATGCCCAATAACCAGCAGAACATTTATCATTCTTTTGTGGGCAATTATGCCTATCAGAAAAGGCTTTTCTAGCTTTAGGGTCTCTTAATTTAACGGCTAATTTACCACCACCAGATTTGGCACCAAAAGAAACTTTTTTAATTCTATCACCACATTTAGTATAAACATAGAATTTTTTAGAACCACCTCTTTTAGGTTTACCTAATTGAACTTTCTTTCCTTGGTACTCAGCTTCATTAATTAACTCCTCTTCCTCTTCATAAATAATATCTAACCAAACCTCGTTACCCTCATAAACACCTTTTTTACCGATGTCCGTATTGATAAATTCTATATCTTGTTCAGACAAATTTATTTGACCTTGTAAGTATAACTCTCTAGTTTCATTAATCAAGTTAAAATACGCTTCAGATCCATATCTATATATATTTTCTGTTAAAGGTATTCTATTTTCTAAATGATATATAACAGATTCAGAGATAGATTCATTTTTGGTTTTCTTACCCCAAGACTCCCCTTTACTAGATTTATATTTTTTACAAGAACTAGGTGTGGGTCTACAGGCTGGATATTTACTTCTAGTCTCACCTTCTTGTCTACCACATGATTTACATTTAGTTCTACCAGTTTCACTATCTTTTCTACAAGTATTACAATCTACCCACCCACCAGTAGAACCTTTAGAACCTTTTCTTTTAAACCAGTCTCTTAGGTTACCTTCAGAACCAGGTTTTGAGGTAAGTTTTCTTTTTTCAGTAATTAAATCCTCTAATTCAAAAACACTTTCATTTTTTTTAAGTCCTTGGCAATGTGCCTTTTGTGAGAATCCTTTAGGGTTATTACAATTTATTGATTTTTTATATTTTTCAGACCATTTTTCTTCTAAATGGGTTTCTTCTTCTTTAGTTGAATTACCCCAATTTTCGGCACCAACCTTTCTACATTTAGATAAAGCACCAGAAGCATAAGCAGAAGGCCAAACATCGTATCTACTTTTTACCTTATAGTAACAAGCGTCTCTCTTTTTTTTCTTCTCTGATTCAAAGAGTAATTCTTCTTTTATAATTTCTTTGATGTCCATAAAAAATTATTTTCTCCAGTCTGATGTACCTGTTGGGTAAATATCGTCCATATCATCGTCTTCATCGTAAGGTAAACTATCTTCACCCATTTCAACTGATTTCAATATATCACCACTTTTAGTTTCATTCATTAAGAAATCAAAGACTTGATCCATATTATTTTTAGCTTCAGCTATATGGTCTTGAGCCCAATCATGACCATTTTCCAATATCTCTTCTATTTGGTCTTCGTTTAAATCTAATAATAACTCAGCTTGTCTTTTAATTTGTTCTAAATTAGAGAAAAACATATAACGAGAAGATTCCTGTGGTTCTCCACCCTCTCTAATTATTTTCTTAACCAAACCCTCAATGTCCGACTGTGTAAGTCTAACTACTTTTTTCATATTTATATTTTATTATAAATATTACTAAACTCTTTTAAATTTAATTACAGACCATATTAGATATAAAAAAGAGAATATAAAATTTAAAATAGGTAGATAAAAAAATAGGCTTAAACCTTTATGTTTTTTATCGGATAAGTTATTATCTAACATCATGGCTTTACCCATAAAAATATGTGATAAAGGGTATGAGATTAAAATAGTTATTATTAGTGCTATAATCATTTGAGTAATATTTATATTATATGAAAAATGTATCAAATTTAAATTTAAACATACTTGTGGAAAAACTGTATATTGAATCCGCAGTTAATAAAATTTTTGAAAAGATATCTGATTTTGATTGGGTGGATGAAATTGAACCAACATTAAAAAAACCTAATTTTGAATTTGACGGTGAACATGAATACTGGGTAGATTTAAGTAAATTACGTCCACACGAAATTAGTGTTGTTGGTGACTATATGCTTAAAGTATTACCAAAAATTAGGTTAGATGGACATAGAGGTGAGAAATTTAATAATCTAAAATATTATAAAGGTATTGTTATTCATTGTGGTAGTGATGTCACTGATTACGAACCAGATGAAAATAATGTATGTTTTATGGAAGTTTCTTTTGATGAGGATACAGAGACGAGTAATAGTATTTATGTTGACGGTAGAGAAGTTTACGATTATGTCATGGTTTTAAAAAATCAAAATATTAATGAAAATGTACAATTAATAAAAGAAACTGAAGATAAATCTATAATTAAACAAGTTATTGATGATTTAGGTTTAACAAGAAGATTATTATTTACGTTTAGTACTGGTATGGCCGCTTTTATTGAACCTATAACAAACTTATTAAACGGTTCTGGGATACATCTAAATAAGACACAAATTATTATGTTAATAATAACATCAATAGCTGTGTTACTTCAGGATATTGACACTAAAAGAGCTATTGAAAAATTAAAAGAAGAAGGTATATTAAAGTATCTTGATAATGTTATAGACTCAATTACAGATATAAAAGAAGTTTTAAATTCTATATTAAAGAAGGTTATGGGTGTAACTTACGGATTAACTGATGTTCTTGGATTTGCCTTTATAATGGTACCATTCATGAAAGTACTTAATGAATTAATAGTTGATAATGGTATTAATATGGGGTCAATAAAACAGTTATCAGCCGGTCTTTTAAGTGGTATACTAGCCTATACAGTTAAAAACGTTGTTAATAAAATAAAAAAAAGGTTAAATTAATTTAACCTTTTTTTCTTTACAACATCTTTAACAAAAGCTCTAATTTTACCATCCACAAAAACTTCAAAAATAGGAACGTTTTTTCCATAATATTTTTTAATTGCTTCAGGGTCCGTCATAGGAATTTGTTCAAACGGTAATTCGTACATATCAGCAACTTTTGCCTCTAGTGGTGGGTTGTAAGCGGTAACTAAAACCATCTCCCCAATTTGAAAATTATCTATCTGTATTTTCCCCATTTTTCTTAATTTTTTCTAAATATAATCTAGATGTTCTTAAATCTGTAACTGAATCAGTTAACAATATTTCTTCATCATCATAGTATAATTCACAATATAACGATGAAACTAAAGGATTGTCAACATTATATATAATATCTTTTCTAATTAATTTAAGTTTATTAATGTCAAATGGTTCATTAACTATTAATAACATATCACAAATAACCCCTTCCTGGTGTTGTACTGTTGTTATAACAACATCATCTGTTTTTGGGTAAGGTATTATTTTATTAAGGATTAGATTTTCATTAACAACCTCAAGTGTTGTTATTTCAGAATCTAAAATAACTTCTTCATCTATTTCTATTTTAATATTCCCGTTGACGATACCATAGTCTTCAGATAATATTTTAATATCACTCTTTTCTTTTAATTTTTTAATTAAATTTTTATGCCATACATTGTCTACATTTTTTTTGAATTTTTTATAATTAGTTTCGTTTATGGTGCCCCTGGCTATTTCGCAACCATAACCAAACATGGTGATTTTCACAATATCCATGATAGTTTTTTTTAATGAAAAAGTTAATTGGGAATTCTATGTCATAAAAAATGTTTTTCATTTATTGACTTTTTATTATAAATATCGTCATATCTTAATACCATTTAAGAAAAAATGTTATCTTTGTGTATAATTAATTAAAAACAAACAATATGAACAAAATTATCAGTTTTTTATTTTCCATGTTTATTATCCTTTCTTTTAACTCTTGCCAAAAAGAAGTTATTGAAAAACCTAATAACACTGTAAACCCACCAACCAATACTGACTTAGTACCTTTATTAATAGATAAAGACTGGGTTTTAGAGTCTGGTAACTTCTATTACGAAGACCCTAAGATTTATTACACACACCCTAACGTTAGTTGCCTAAATCCTTTCTATGGACCTGGGTGTGATTTTGATAACTTAAACATGAGCATTACTATTTGGAGATTTTCTATGACTCAATTCTTTTTAAATGGTGTAGAACAAACTGAACCAAACTTATATAATAATACTATCTCTGTTGGGGTTTATAATGGTTCTAATGTTGTTACAAGAATAATTGAGGTTATCTCTATTACTGATACTAGACTGGAGGTTAGGGTTGGTGAACTAGGTTTAGTTATTGGTAACCCTTATAGTGTTCTAGTTTTTAGAAAATCTGGAACTACTACTGGAACTTATATCCCTACAGTACCTTATGGGTATCAATACCAAGGTGATTTAAACACAAACACTGGTGGTAGTTTTACACAAACTAGTGATTTGTATGGTACTAAATGGGTTGTTACTAAAATTTATAACGGATTTGGTTACGACCGACCAAACGATACTCTAGAGTTTTTTAGTGATAATACTTACACTATTAATGGGGTTGGTAACGGTAGTTGTACTTTTAATATCACACAAATAGTAGGTAATACATCAATTAATTTAAACCTAAACAACTTTATAACTGTAGGTGGTAATAACTATAGTATTATGACTAGTAGTACTTTTGTGAGTGACGGTATAATTAATGGTTCACAATTTACTGACATACTAAACCAAAACACATCCAATAAATTAATATGGATGGAAAAACTACCATAAAAAAAGGGAGAATTTAATTATTCTCCCTTTTCTTTTTTTCTTTGTAAATACCTTTACTCTTATCTTCCCTTTTTTGTACAGAACCTTTTTTAAATTCTTTCCTTTCGTTTAGTTCAGACATTTGTCTTGTCTTGATGATCTTAGAACGATATGTTTTTATCGCCTCTTCTAATTTACCATTAACTTTTACCACTAACATATAGTAATATATATCAATATAATTCAATAAAGTCAATTAAATTGTTTACGTTTTTTTATAGTTTTTTTTGTATTTATATTTATAATTTATGAAAAAATTTTATGGAAAATAAAACAGGAATATACAAAATTAAAAATATATTAACAGGAAAAGTTTATGTGGGTTCCTCTATTAATATTCATGATAGAATTTTAGATCATAAACAAATGCTTAAAAAAGACAAACACCATTCACCTAAACTTCAAAATTCAGTCAACAAATATGGTATTGAGAATTTTTTATTTGAGATGATTGAAGAGTGTTCTAAAGAATTTTTGGTGGAGAGAGAACAATACTGGATTGACACATTTAGTGGGTATACAAAAGGATATAATTCAAGACCTAAGGCAAGTAATAACTTAGGTTTTAAATTTTCAGAAGAAAGTAAAGAAAGGATTAGAAAATCACAAAAAGGTTTACAAGCCGGAAATAAACACCCTTTATATGGTAAAAAACATTCAGAAGAATCTAAACAAAAAATGCGTTTATCTAAGTTAGGTAAAAAATTAAGTGAAGAAACAAAAAATAAAATGTCAGAAATACGTAAAGGTAGAAAATCACCTATGAAAGGTAAAAAACATTCAGAAGAATCTAAAAAAAAGATATCTGAAAAAGGTAAAAATCTTAGGTGTGGTATTAATAATAGGATGTCTAAACTTAATGATGAGATAGTTTGTGAAATACGTAAATTTTGGGATGAATTAAAACCAGAAAAAAATAATGTAACTTATAAAACAATTTTATTATTTTGTGAAAAATATGGTGTAACATATTCAACTATGTATAATATAGTTAAGAAAAAATCTTGGTTACATATTTGTCTGTAAATTATTTTTAGTAAATATTAACGTGTCATTGGGGTATTTTTCTCAGGGTCATAAAAAACTAATTTTTTTGAACTTATCTTACCATTAATTTTTTGTATCTTACTTTCGATAGTAGCCTTATTTAAACGTAAAGCTTGTCTTTTACCTATAAGTTTTTGATAAATTTCGTGAGCTTTATCTCTTTGTTGATCTACCCATTCAGCATATTCAGGTTCATCTTCATCGTCTAAACGGTCCCTAAAAGCAGATAATCTAGATATAACATTTTCTATTCTATCTATTTTATAGTAGTAGGCATTATCTTTTGTAATAAGGTCATTTAATTGTTGTTCTAGTGTTCTTAATTCAGTACTATACTTGGAAACGTCACCTAATGAATCATAATATTCACCCATGGCCTTTTTTGTGTACTCCTGCATTACATTCTTAATCTTTGTTAAAGCTTCAGTACCTTTTTTTGTTTGACCTCTACCAGGTCCACCTAAAAACTTTAAGATTGTTTTTTCAGGTTTTTTATCATCAGCAACATTCCAGTAATCAATTTGAGCTTGGTCGGAATTAGCCCCATTAATAAATTCTTCTCTTGTTCTAGATTTAGCTAGTTCAAAAGCTTGTCTACCAGCATTATCAAAACGACCTTTAAAAGGACGATAATGCATCGCTATTTTATAATAGTTAGGTGTGTCCATACTATTAGTTGGTTCAAGTTTTCTTTTATCAATTAAAAAGAATATTGGTCCCTGGGTAAAATAATTTTCATAATATCCACTATAACCTCTCATAGTTACACACCATCTTGTATTAGAACCGTATCTACATGAAGCCTTATGAGTTTTAGGCATTAAAATAAGGAAATCCTCATCTTCATATACCTTATCAACACCAGTATTTTTTTGTTCTTTTCTAGAAAGTTTTAATTTGGCTTCATTTGTTGCATCAGAAAGATCTTTTAAACTTGTATATTGATTAATATCTTTTCTTTCGTATTTAGTAGGGTTCTGATGGAAATATTCAATATCATCAGCTAAGTTCAATAATGATGTATTATCTACAGAAGATATATTATTCCTAAGAGCGTTGTTTTGTTCCCACCTAGGGTCTTCAGCCGTATCAGGAACGTCATCTAATGTCCAAGAATACCAACCTCTACTGGCATTATCTTTAAACCATTTTATTGTTTTAGGGTAAATATTTTTAGTCATCCAATCCAAATACTTAAGGTTAGTAGATGGGTCTTTTGAGGCAATTGAATCTATTGCGTCCCAAGAGGTTACGGGGTATTTAGCTTTAATATCCTCAAGTCTGCCTTCTAAGAGTAGGTTTTCTACTCTTTCTAATACTAATTTTGTTATGTTTTTTGTTTGCATATATAATAAATATTATCTAAGCATATAAATATTAAAAAAGGGAGTAAAAACTCCCCACTTTTAATATTCTTTTTTTATTTTAAACTTTGGAAAGAAGTTACAATCTTTTATCCATATGTTATTTAAGGATTTTTTTAAGGCTGCTAGTTTTAATTCTTTTGAGAAAGTATTAAAATTTTTCCTATCTATTTTATTAAATCTCCTAATACACTTAACAAGTGTGTTAACATCTAATTGTTCTTCTTTTTTATTATAAAACATCCTAGTAACTTCAATTAGTATCTCTAGATGATCTCTAACATTATCTACAAAAAAAGAATTTAATTCTAGTGAATGACTTTCTAACTGAAAAGATTCAATCTTCTCTAAATCATCACAAGAAAACTCCTTATCTAGGTAACCTGGTATTAAACCTATAGCCTCAAAAAAATTAAATTTTTTAAGGAAAACCATGGAACTCATACTAATGTTAACGTCACCAGAAAAAATAGATTCATTATAGAAATCAAAGTTTCCTGAATATTGTATACCTAATTCACTGATAGACCGTTCAATATTTTTTTGTTTAAACTTATTTAAGAATTCTGTAATAATCACTTTTTTTTCTGGATTTTTATCTCTAACCATTATATTCCATAAAACCATGAGACCAGCCTTACTGAAATAATTTCTAGAAACAACAAAAGCGAAATCCTCAATTCTAAATTTTTTTGGTTGATATGTATAAATATTTTTATTAATCCCTCCGACATCAAATAATAATTGTGTTAATGATTTATCATTCTTTTGTGTCGCAATCTCAAAATGTTCTGTAACAATTTCTAGATTATTATTAATTTTTTCATACCACTCATCACCAAATCTTCTATCAAACATATCACCACAAATAAAGGCATGTTTTAATAGTTTAATCTCATTTTCCAAGTCACATTCACAATTAAGGTCTTTGATTTTATTGTGTAGTCTAATGAAAGTTTTAATAGGTGTATGTAGTGTTGTAATTTCTATTTTATTTTTTAATAAAAAATAAATAAAGTTCTCTGTGTAAACAATTTTATTATTAACCCTATCTATACCGGCAGAACAACAATTAATATCAAATTGATTTAAAACTTCATTATAATAATTTATAGGATTAAAATCGGTAATATAACCAAGTCTATTATTAGAAACTTTAATAGATACTTTATTCACTATACCAAACCTCTGACTATCGTACATAGAAATTCTTTCGCCTTGTGGTCCCAAGTAGGTGCTTCCATAACTATCTTGATTAATACCCACCCCAGTAAACTCATCAATAAAACTATTCTCATTAAACTGGAGGAACCATAGATCTGAAATATTATATATACAAAAAACATCGATGTCGTTTATAACTGGTTTTGTGGTATTATTTAAAATATGATGTATGGTATTAGCGACTGACCCACCAGCAATAAACCCACCTAAGGGTTGGTGACTTAATTCGTCACCACCCTTATCCTGGATAATTTCTAGAACTTTATTGTAGGTCTCCTTACTATCAAGAAACTCTATTATCTCAGTTCTAGTCATTATTACTTAATATTATAAATTTCACGAAATTTATCACCCAAAAGGTCTTTAGCCTTACTCACAGCTAAGTCTTTTGTTTTAAAACCTTTTTCCACAACTTTTTTAGCGTGAACAACTAAATACTCTGTTGAAGCCACGGCCGGTTTATCATACTTGTGTTTTGAGTCACGTTTAGGTCTATGTACGTCTTTTGCATAGATATCATAAAAACCTACTTTTGTGATGTAACGACCTTTGTTTCCTGATTTTGTTGCCATTTTTCTTTTTATATTAAATGATTAAATAATTATTTGTACAAATATAGTAATTTATTTTTAATTATGGGAATAAATTATTTTTTTTTTTATTTAATAATTCCCATTTCTTTCATTATGGAAATTAAAGCTTCATTAACTTCTTCATTAGTAAAATCAACAGACTTTAACATTTGTACCGCGTGATTAATACTTTTTTTAGAATCTGCCATAAATTTTACTCTTAATTTTAATTTAAGTTGATTAACAAAGTCTAACTTAACTTTTTCCGCTACTAAGTTAAAATTTTCACCGTAGATAAGTTTTATTTGGCCTAAACTTAAACCACAATCTTCATTGTTATAAAAGGTAAAACCAGTAACGCTCACACCTAAACCTTTACTATAAGAAATAGGTAGACCAAACTTTCTATTAATTCTTTTATCTACAATGTAATATAACAAACCATCTCTCATGTAGTTATCGTAGTATGTCTTTTGAGTTGTACACCATTTAGTACCCATACCATATAACCTAGAAGAATCAAAACTAAGTGGGATAAGAATTTTCCAATTATCATCCTCAAAAACAACTCTTACATCGTTCTTAACTTCAGACCTAGAAGGTGTCATTAATTCTTGAGCCTTTTCCAAAAATTCGGTAACTGTTTTAAATTTATTTATATCTCTAAAATCAGTTGGAATTTTACCATTTAAGTTTCTCTCAAACCAAATCAAAGTTTCTTTAACTGTAGTCTCTAATGATGCTGGAAAATCAGCGTTAAGTCTATACTTACCATTAGTAAGACTAACATATCTAACTTTGAATAACCATTCAACATACTTTTGATTAGTAGTTGGGTCCATTCTACCTATTAATAAAGCAGACCTTTCAGATACACCGTATTTAGTTTTTAATTCCTCCAATTTCCTAGACATGACCTTTGATTTTAAATTATGATACAAATATAGGTATAATTTTTATTATAAACAAAAAAAAGTGACTATCTAGTCACTTTCTTATATTTCTTACCACCACAAACAGGTCCAATACCAGATTTAATTGACTCAGGTGTTGTTAGTGTTTTATAACAATGTCCACAACGACCATGGTGGTAAACTTCTACTTGTGGAAATTTATTTTGTTCGTGAAAATATTTATCCAGGAACCAATCAAACGTTTTAACTTTTTGATTATCAAGACCTAAATCAGAATTAGTGCTATGTTTGAATTTTTTATCTTCAAAACAAGTTCCGATAAAGGTATAATCATGCACATTAAGTACTTGTACAAACCAGATATCATCCTCTTTATGTTTTTTAACACGGTAAGTAAAATAGTTACCACTGTCTTTATTTAGAATAGTAAAAAGAGCGTTTCCAGCAAAAACAAATTCACGTAATGTTTTACCATTTAAAATATGTTCTGGTGTAAACTGTAAGGGTTTTAGTTGATTTGGTATTTTTACAAAGTCCATATATTTTATTTTTACAAATATAATAAATTTTTGTATATTTGTACTATGAAATTAATAAAAAATATTTTTAAAAATAATAAACACCTAATGAATGAACCTGAAGTTCAGGAATTGATTGATTATTGTCAAGAGCTTGAGGGTCAGGTAATTTCTAGAAATATTGATGATGTTTATGATAAAGAATTAATTTATCTAGAAATGATTCGTGATATCTATAATAGTTGTAATGATATAGGGGAACAAGAAATGTTAAATGAAAGATACCCTAATGAATTCCCTCAAGTTGATTACAAAGAAATGGTTGTAAATTTAAAAATCTATATAGAAAAAATGGCTCGTGAGAATAAATTACTTATATAACCTGCTAGGCATAAATTTATCCATAAACTCCTCGTACCAAAAACAACCCTCTTCTTTACTCATTTCAATTAATTCTTCATCACTTACTGTAGGACCAACAAAATATTTACCATATTTAACAAAAAGACCCGTAGCTTCTGGTTGTTTTTTTATTTCTATATAAGAAAGATATCTTTCAAAAACAAGATTTTCAGGCATATAATCCCTGTCCTCCAGATAATAGGTTACATTTTTAAATTTTTCATTTGCCGTTTGTATTGTTGGGTTAAATAATATTCTTTTAACTTCTCGTAATGATTTTATGTATCTTTTATTTTGTGAAATTAAATCCAAATGAAAATCATGTTGTTTAATCCAATCCAATGAATCATCAATCTCTTCTTTAATTATTTTTCTTAAAAATTTATCCATAATACTATACAAAAATTATAACCTGTTTTTGGAATATTTCACGTAAAAACTTTTCTTGATCCTCAATTCCGTCATAAGAATCACCAAAAAAAATTAGAGCAAAAAATCTACCATCACTTTTTCTTTTCCAAATTATTCTATCACTATAACTTTGACTATCTAAATCCCAGTTAATAGTTTCTCGTGTAATAAATTCCCATTTGGAACAGTCACTTGAAAGTGGATCTATTATTTCATAATAAGCAAGACTTGGTTCGTTATCCCACTCACCATTTTCTTTCCAATCACCATTTCTCCATCGATCTAAACCAAAGTCATCCCACTCTTCTGACGTATATCTTTCTTCATACTCACTAGTTGGGGTATAGATATTTTCTGAAAATAAAAAATCTATCAGGTTAACGTCTTCCAACATATAATCAGACACTAAATCTGTAAATGGTATTTTAACCCTCTCCTTCCAAGCAGGTACCTCATCAGAGACATCTTTAATCCAATCTAAATCAGATTCTTTTAATATTTTTTTAATTATATTTTTCATTCCGCAACTTCTAAATCATAAAGTGTTAATCCTAAATCCTTTAATCTAGTTTCAATATATAATGGGGTATAAGAATGATACTGACCACCTAACTTACCAAAAACTAAAAGACCCCTACCATCCTCATAGGTCTGTCCCATACCGGCACTACTATAAAATTTAAAAATAACATAACCTGATGGATTATTTTTATGTAAAACATCCATCTTGTATTCTTTACCAGGTATAAAAAAATCTATGGTATAGTTTGGTTCGGTGTCTCTAATCCAATCCAGGTCATCCTCAAATGATTCTTTTAATATTTTTCTAATAATATTTTTCATTCTTATTATAAATATATGATAAGCATAAAAAACCCCCATGATTAAGTACTATTATCAAGGGGGTTGTAGCTACTAGTTGTGAAAAGTGGATGTAACTAATTCCACCATTATCTTCTACCCATTTTAGTTACCCTGGGGAGACCATTTAATCAATCAACAGTACAAATATAATATTTTTTTTTAACTAATCAAGATTATTTTTTTCTTATATATATTCTTCTAAATATTCTTCACATAATCTATCAGCTTCGTTGTAATAAATATCTAAAACACTCATACCCACTACTTCATCTAGTATTTCATGGAATTCCTCGTCATACTTCTTAACTATTTTTTTATTTAAAATATCTGATACTTCTAAAGGTCTACCAAACACTTCCTCTATTTGTTCTTCATAAGGTAGTTGGTTATTAAACCCATAAGATACTCTTAATATTAACATAACCGTATACCTTAAATCTTCTAATAATAGGTCATAATCAATATTAATCTTCTCAATAATCGGTAAATTTTCTAAATCTGTTAATAATCTATCAAACAACTCATCCTCGTCCACACCATGGTCAAATAATTCCTCCATACTGATACTAGGTGTGGCAAACAAATTGTCCATAACCTCAGTATTTAACATCTGACTTGAATAACTTTCAATAAATTCGTTGATGTCTAATAAAGTTTTAAATTCTTGAATAACTTCATCTTCATTGTTATTTAACCAATTATAAATATAGCTGCCATTAAGTTTTTCTAGTGGTACTGTCACTCCTCTTGAATCGTGATACTCTATTAATTTTTCAATAATTTGTTCGTATTTTGGGTGTTGTTTTGGGTAAGATGTTTCAGGTAAATTTGTTCTACAATTATTGACAGCATTACACCAATCCATCTCACCACCTATTTTAATGTGATGAGAAAATTTATGGTTTGGGTCGTCCTGTGGTTTGTTTTTAAAAATCCAAAAGAATTCTGTACCCGTACTGTTATGTCTCTCCCAATAACTGTTAGTATCTCTTGCTGTAGTACACCACTTAGAACCAGCACCATATTTACAAGAAGATTCCCATGTATTAGCAGCAATAACTAATAAATCTTTATCTTCATAAAACTTAGTAATATCATCAGTAACTTTACTAGCTTTAATCATATTTAAATCCTTTAATAACTCTTCGTAAGAATTATATTTAGCAAAGTCTTTTTTTGGCAAACTTCTCCTATTTGAAATAACATCATCCATTATTTTCATTGCAGCTTCTGGATTACCACTCTTCTTATTAGCCCAAGCTTTATATAAGTTTTCCATGTGCTCAACACCTTCAAAAATTGAACGTCTAATCTCTTCTAAAATAATTTTTTTAATATTCATATTAATAAATATATTCATATTAATAAATATATTGTATAAAAAAAAAGACCCACATTTCTGTGAGTCTCTTTAGGGCCGAATGGATATAATATCTTTCGGATTCCACCACCTTGTTTTTCTAAACAAGGAAACAATTAGAGTGTAGTGAGGCTGCAGACCTATGTGGCACCTACACAAGTTATCCCACTTTTATAAAATTTATAAATTGTTTCACAAAAAGTCAACATCTCTTCGTGTGACATAGTACTTTTAGCGTAATTACAGGCTATACTAATAAACTGTATATTTCCCTTAACATATCCTTTATTAGAATCTATTCTATCCAAAGAAGCTTTATTTAAATTATTCCCACCGTCGATTGGGTGGGATAACTTTACACCACTATAAACACATTTACCATCTTGTTTATCCCACTGTTCTAATAAATCTTCTAAAGTTATATTATAGTTTTTGTCTCTTTTTTTAACTCTTCTTAAGTGTTCCCTTAAACCAGTAAAATTATCTCTTTGATTCCCTGATACTGCTATTAGATATTTTACATTTTCTTTAACATATTTCCTTAGATGCTTGTTATTTGATTTACCATTACACTTTAACGAACAATAATTTTTCCTACCAATTTTTTTATTTCTATTTATTTCGGATTGGTCTTTTAAAAATTCTTTTCCACAATCTGGGTTATTACAAATAGTTAAACCCTTTTTTCTATTAGACATAATACTTTTTATATATAAATATTAAGTCTCCACAAAAAATACAATAAGGTTCCACAATTTTTTTCAATAAAAACCCCCATTTTGTGGGGGTTATTTTGGTGGAGGCGGAGGGGTTCGTAAATAATCAATAATTTTCATTACTGTTTGGACTATATCATCATCTCATTGAGATGTTGGACGCTCTTGCTGGTTATTAAGTGTATCGCCACACTCCAGTAGTCTCTGCACCTTCTTACTCTGTAAGCTTGGCTCAGGATTGCCATCACCATTACGTGTTAAGGTTTCCCTGAATTCATCCAATTTTTAATCTATTGTCACCAATAGATGGGTCCGAAATCAAACCCTCGTCCTGCGTTACATTACTAACGTCTTCTACATGCTTATTCCATTTTAATCTAAATGGACAAAATATTTGATTTATTCTTTACCATTGGAAATCAACAAACAATGGGTATCATTCGATTTTGGGTTCAATGATAATCCACCACAACTACGACTTCTGTTGCTAGGTTATATGTCTGCCGACCCCGTAGTAACACCTAATCCGATTAGGCAGCTACTGTTGCACCTTCAGTCACAAAATGACCTACAGTTGCGTTTGCGAATACGTCGCCGTTTAAAAGTTTCAATACGTGTATTAACGTGATAGTATTATTTCACGACATGCTTACCCATTACCAATCGTTAACCAGTCAAATCCAAAAACACCCCCAATAATTCAAAGAACTCTTACAAATATAAGAATAAATATTAGATAATCAAATTAAAGACTACCTAAATTCATTGCTTTTCTTTGTAGTAAATCCATTTCTTTTTGAATTTCTTCAATTTTTTTATTATCCTCTTTTGAAAGATCAAATTTACTTCTAATTAAAGATACTTCTCTAGCTTTTTTATCGTACTCAAGTAAATAATTGTCGTACATCTTAGCTTTTTCGTCATTAGTCATTGCCATAATATATATTTTTTAATAATTATACTTATATATACCCATAAGTCAATGGCAATTAAAAGAACTAAAAGAGAACTTGAGATAATAAAAGAATGTAAACTATTCTTAAGTAAGAATCCTAAGTTAAAAAAACGTAAGTTAAATAAGATTAAAAATTTAGAGAAAAGATTATATTATATAAAAGTATGGTTTATAACAGAATCAATGCCCATACATAATCTTAAGAACTTTGATAAACGTTGTTATTATGGAGCTAGTTGTTACAATCTTGACCACATCTTACCAATATCTTATGGGTTCCATAATAATATACCCCCAGAAAAGATTGGTAATATCTCTAATTTAAGGTTTATCCCATCTGAGGAAAATATAAAAAAGGGTTTTAAGTTAACAGAAGAATCTAATAAAGTACTTAGAAAGATAAAAAGAAGTACTTAATTAAAGTAAGCTAATTTATGTTTAACCTTTCTTGTGTAATCCTTATCAGATTTATGTACCTTATGTTTGCAGACCCAACCAGTAGAATTTTCTAACTCCATCTCACGAGAAACCTTTCTATTAACTTTCATAGAATCTTCTTTTGTGAATTTACCGATATGTATCTTACCCTGTTTCATAATACAAATATATGAAATTATTTAATACCAAATAATTTTTTATAAATATTTTATAGAGGCCCCGATTGGACTTGAACCAATGTAAGCGGTTTTGCAGACCGCCTCCTAACCACTCGGACACGGGACCTTAAATTTGGTGGATCGTAAGGGACTTGAACCCTTGACCCCCGCAGTGCAAATGCGGTGCTCTAGCCAATCTGAGCTAACAACCCATAATAACGTCGATAGGACTTAACTGGAACCTCTCATTTATATCCAATCATCAATAGGTAATTAACCCATACCAGGTGCATCCCAATTTTAACTGGGAATATATCCTATCTATTGAGCGGGTAGATGGTAACTCTCCATCTTCCTCGGTTTGGAAGACCGACGCATTAATTTTATGCTATACCCGCAAATTGTGGGTAGGGGTCTCCCACGATAGACTTAAGGTTTCGGATTATTTAACGACAATTCCTAAATGTCAACCGCCCGCATGTCCTTCACCTTGAAGCGGGAACCCCTTATGATTTTTAATTTTATTTATAATATCTAATACCTCTATCTCATATTTTTTATTTAATAAAGGTTTAACCTTAAATCTTATTAATTTATATTTTTCTTTTATTATATTTTCTCTAATTATTTCTTTTTCATTATTACTATCATGCCATCTTTCACCATCTATTTCGACACATAGATTAAGTTTTGGAAAAAAGAAATCCACATAATAATTATTCACCTTAAATTGTTTAATAAAATCCTCACCATTGACCAACCCTTTTAAAACTAAAAATTCATTAAAAAATTTTTCAGGATATGTTTCCTTAATTGAAGCACATCTTTTATTAGGATGCAGGTCTGGGTTTTTTTTATATCTTTCTTTGGCTATTATACTTAATTTTTCTTTAAAGATTTTTGAATTTTTAAGACAACTTAAAGAACAATACTTTTGTTTATTTTTTTTAACTTTTTTACCACACTCAATACAATCTGTTCTAGGTAATTTATTATTATTTGGTATATTTTTAAGTGACTCACTTATTTTAATTTTGGTGAGTTGACTTTTTATTTTACCCTTATTATTATAACTAGCAGAACAACTATTATTACAAAAATTTCTATCTCTTGATTCTAAATCAACAAAATCTTTACCACAATTTTTACAAATAAAATTTTTATAAAAATTTTTTCTAATAGATTTAATACCTAAACGATTACATCTATTAGTTACTGAACTAATAGTTATATTCATTTTTTCAGAAATTTCTTTATAACTAAAACCATCTTTTATTAAAGATTTCAGTTCGTTATCTTTCTCTACAATCCATTTCATATAAATAAATATCTCAAAATGAGTTAAAAAATATTCTTGAACCTATATTTTTGGTTATAGAACTTGAGAGGGTGATCGGGATCTAACCGACTCTATTCCACATTGGCAATGTGGTGCACCAACATTTATGCGTCACCCTCTTGTGTGGGTGGAGTCAGACGCGTTCTGTCCACCGAGACCGTAACTTGAATTTCTTCAGAGGTTAACGACACAAGATTTGTGGGAACCGCACCCCACCCTGAACTTGTACTTCGTTCTTTTAAGCGTTTTTGGCGGTCCTGATGGGACTCGAACCCACGATCTCCGCCGTGACAGGGCGGCGTCCACTCCATCTGGACTGCAGGACCTTTTATATCTTTATTAAGAAGTTCAGAAAAATGTTTTAAAAGTTAGCATCTTTTTTTTTATTTGCTGAAATTTTTCTTTTTATCTTCTTTATTTTTCTTTCTAACCAATTGGTATGCTTTTTCCTTAATATATCCTTACTTGACTCTAATTTACCTGTTAATACTTCCATTCTTAATTTCTCTCTCTTTATTTCTGTGGGAGAAGAGGGACTCGAACCCCCAAGGCTTTCGCGACAGATTTACAGTCTGCTGAGCCAACCAATTGCTCAACTCTCCCTTATTGTGTCCCCGATAGGGTTCGAACCTATGACCCCTCCATTAAAAGTGGAGTGCTCTAAACCAACTGAGCTACGAAGACGTTATTAATATTATGACAATAAAAAAACCCCAACTAATTCTTTAGTCAGGGTTTCATGTATAATTTTATATTTATAAAATACTATACAGACATATTCTGACCATTTAAGATGTAATCACATCCTTTGTCGGCTTTCGCGTCACAACCTTTATATGTTTTATAGTTTTTCATGTTTATAATATTGTTTATCTTTAAATATGATACAAAGATAGTAAAAGTTTTACAATTGTCAAGTATTTTTATTTTTTTTTTAATTTTTTCTCCCCCACGAGTAATGAACAATGGTTCCGTTTATATATTCTTTCCAGTATTTATTCCATGGTCCAGAAAATAATAGGGTACAACAACCATTACTATTAGCAATTCTATGGTAACAATTTCTTGGGAAGAATTTTATAAACTGGGTTCTTCTTTCAACATGGAAATCACCAGTTAATTCATCATCCAATATGTGTTCATCATATTCACCAAACAATTTAAAAGATAGTGCGTTAAATGCATGTGTATGAAACCTATCTTGTGGTTTGTTTGATTTATGAAAATAAAAAAATATGATTGAACCCAACCATTTACACTCAAATACTACAAATTGAGTTACTTTCTGCTCACCAAACTCAAATCTATTGAGTCTTAAAAATGAAATATAATCCGTCTTTATCACGGAATATAAAACTAAGGTTTTTTAACTTAATGGTCAAGTTTTAAATTAAAATATTCTCTTCCATCTATAATTTCTGGCTCGTCAAAATTTTCACTACGTTCTACATATCTTTCTGCATCACCCATTAAATCATACCAATCTCTAACCTTATTTCTTTTATTAGATGCACCAAAAACCACCCTACCATTTAAACCTATCACTAAATGGTGTAAATATTTGTAAGTTAAAAAAGGTTTTAAAGTTACTATACCACCTTGAGCACAATAAAGACCTTCATCAGAATTTAATAATGTATTTAAAACAACATTATATTCGTCCTCTGTAATCAATGGTTCAAATTTAATTATCTTGTTTTTAAATGATGGGTTAGTGTTAATAATCCAATCTAAATCTTCAGATTCATTTAATCTATCGTTAAAAATGTGATTTAATTTATATTGTATATATGGTTTGCCTTCTAAATCTTTTCTAACATCAAGATATTTATTTTCATAAAATATAAGTTTATTATCACCATAGCCAATTCTTCTTACATTATACTGATTTATAAAAAATCTAATATATGCTGACCCATTTTTAGAATATTTTAAAAGACTTCTAATAAATTGTTGCCTACTATCACCCATTCTCGTATTTACTTGGGTAAGCATGTCGTATAGCTGACCCAGTTCTGATTCAGTGGTTGATTCATCTAGCCACACAACAACTAATGGATCATCAGTCATAAACGGGTTAGGTGCCTCCATATTAATCCAATCAAAATCATCCATTTCTTCTTCTTTTATAATTTTTTTAATATTCTTTCTTAATATCATTTAATCCTTTTTTTCTGTTGCATATTTAATACCCATAATAGTTCCAACTATTGAAAAGGAAAACTACCATCAAAAATACTGATGAATATAATAACAATTTACGGTTTTTAGTCATATTAATAAATATGCTAAAAAATTATAAACAGAAAAAGTTATTTTTTTTTGTGTTTATAATTTAAGTCTTTAAAGCACAGTATTGAGATTAATAAACCCATAAATAATAGAATTAAGGCTATAGTCTTATATGTGTCACCAGAAGTGGATAAATTAAAATTCCATAAACCGTGATAAGTTACAGATGTTACAAACCCGATTAAACTAAAAATAAAAACTTTAAAATTTTTCTTTTTATTCACAAGTATACTGAAAATACTTTTACCGTTAGGTGTTGGTTTTTTTAATTTACTTAATCCGATCCAATAACCAAATATAAATCCAGAAATGATATGGGCAATGGTTGATGTTACGGATCTAATAGGTATAATATATGGACCATATGATAAACCATATTGTATGTTTTCAAATATAGAAAAACCTAAACCAAGCATACCAAAATATATCATAGTACTAAGTGGATGGTTTTTATCACTAATTAAATAAGATAATATAACAAAGGCAATTAATTTAGATAACTCTTCTTTTGTCGCAGTAACTAAAAAGTCATTATAAAAATGATTATTCCCCAACATTACCCAACCTGGTAAATTTAAAAAAATAAAACTCAATATTAAAACTGATAATATACCACCAAAAATATATTGTATAGTTTTAGAAAATTTTATTGTACCATAAGGTAATATTGTGTAAAGTATTAAAATATAAGCATAAGCCGGCATTAATGATAATATAGTACAAACTGTTAAAATTGTTAAATCCATATACAAATATAATGAATTAAAATTGTGAAACAAAATTATCCATAACCATAGTGAATTCATTAATTTCATTAAATTCATAATCAATCTGAAAATCCCGTAAACTACAACCAATTAAAATCCATTGTGATATTACAGACCCTAAAGGATCTATTGACATTAACGTTGCGTTAATTTTTCTACCGTAAATATTGTCTTGGTAGTTAACCCAACTATTTAAATCTCCACTTCTGATAACCTCTCTAATTATTACTCTGATAGGATTAATCTCCATAAGGCGAAAATTTCTACCCATTTCACCAAAATAACCATAATCAAAATTAGAACGACTTATTCTAGGTATCTCACTATCAACAAAATATTCACCATACGGACCTAAATCTAAAATATACCTATGTCTGTACATAGGTTCTTGTAAAATTCTTAATCCAGTTCGTTCTTTAAAATTATTTAATTTCTTAATATATTTTTTTGGTTGCATGTTATAACATTAATTTATTTTTTTAGATTATAAATGATATTTATTTATAAATATTAAAATGGAGGATGATGTTTTTGATGATACTTTTTGGCACCCAGACCAATCTTTATGAAAAAATTTATTAAAAAAATATTAAAAGAAGATTTTGATTGGATAGATGATATACCGTCATTTATTGAAATCACTGAACCAGTTACTCAAAGTAACCCCAAAGACATATTTAGATTATATTGGACAAATGAACACTACACTGGTGACTATGGTGTATGGTCTGACGATTGGTATGGTTTTAAAAATGATTCTAATGGTGTTAATAATTTAACAAGATATGTTAAAATATTACAAAATGGTTTAGATGACAGAACCAATGAATTTGATTTTGATTTATTAGTAGATTTATATTTTAATCAAGGTCATAGTTATATAGCCACTGATTTTATGAAACGTGAACTTTCTAATGAGGACTACACAGATAAAAAACATATTTTATCTCAAATGTTAAAAGATGATTTAAATGACTTGGGTATTTTCAACTGGGGTGGTGGTGTTACATTAGAGAGGTGGAAAGTAACTTACTTCGACGAAAATGGTATAGAGTTTAACACAAAAATCAATAATATATAGTACACCTGGGAGGATTTGAACCTCCAACCTTTTGTTCCGTATACAAACGCTCTGTCCAGTTGAGCTACAAGTGTGTGGGGTACACAAACACGGGAAATGTCGACCACTTCCCTGACTCTCTCGTCTTAGTTAGGTATACCTTTTAAGCGGAAAGCAGTGGCCCTGATCCACATACAGTTTCCCGTACCAACAACTTAGCAGGTTGTGCCTACCCTGGTAGATTTACTTTCCATTAATTGCACGCCTGGATGGATTCGAACCACCAACACTCGGATTTGGAATCCGATGCTCTACCAATTGGAGCTACAGACGCGTTTATAAAGTAGTTATGGAGGGAGTTGAACCCCCGACCTTTTGAGTATCAGTCAAATGCTCTAACCAACTGAGCTACATAACTATTGTAAGACTATCTAAACTCCAAATGAGAACTTCGTCTTTTTTAGTTTTTTAGCTGATGGGGTGGGATTCGAACCCACGGTGGAGTATAACTCACCAGATTAACAGTCTGAACCCTTCGGCCAACTCGGGACACCCATCATTATTATTTTTTAGCGGAAGACGAGGGAATCGAACCCCCAAAGCTTTTACACCCAGCCGCTTTCAAGGCGGTGTCCTCGTCCATTCGGGCGCCTTCCGTATTTTATTTGAGCCATAAGTCTGAATCGAACAGACGACCTCTTCCCTACCAAGGAAGTGCTCTGCCTCTGAGCTACAAACACCATTTTTATTTTCTACCTTTAACCCAATTTTCATTTAAGTAGGTTTCAAGGTCTTCTTTTTTAATCTTTTTGTTGATACCATCTTTAGTTATCCAACATGTACCGAATTGACTGTTTGTTTCACCAACTCCAGTACCTTTTCTTATTTCAGACATCAACTGTTTTGTTTCTTCTGAATGAGTTTTACCATTCCAATCATAATTAACATATCTATCAATTTTACCTTCTTCATATGCTTTTTTAATCGATTTAGACAATGTATCACTTTTTTTCTTAACCCATTCTGGGTCTTGTCTTAAAAGCTTTTGTTTTTCATTTGATTTAATCACATTTAATTTTTGTTGTTCCGAGCTAAACCCACCAGTACCACCTTCTCTAAGGTTCATACACATAGGGTTTTCCACTAATTCTTTATTAACAATTTCAATCTCTCTAAGAACTAACTCTTCTCTTGTTGGTGAAAACTCCAGTATTTCTTTAGTATGGTTTTCTACACCATATTTTCTAATTGAATATCTAAGTCGTTTACCACTACCCATATAATTATCTTCTAAGTTATACGTACTATGCATCCCAACATAGTATCTTCCAGTTACATTACATGTTGTTTTATAGATGTAATGAATATTTCTTTTTTTTCTTGCCATTTTTACTTCTTTCTAAATAAATATCTAGAAATTTGTAAAAAGTACAAAAAAGTTTAAGAGGGTGAATGGTGGGAATCGAACCCACGACCTCTTGAACCACAATCAAGCACTCTAACCAACTGAGCTACAAACACCATAAATAAAAAACCCGACTAGTTTTGAATTAGTCGGGTTTTTATAATCTTAGATGAGTAATGTTACATTCCTGTACCACCTTCACAATTATACGTACCCGACACATGGTGACTATTGCGTCCCCAATTCGAAATCGAAATCATATGTACATTAATTGTTTTCATCTTGTTTATAAATATACTACAAATATAGTAAAAGTTTTTTAATTGTCAATTTATTTTTGACTTTTTTTATCTTCAGGTTTTAAAGAAATGATTAAATCTCTAATTTTAGCGGCATCTTCATATTTTTCTTCCTGGATTGCCTTATTAAGTTTAGACTCCAATAATTTAACTGTGTCCATTTCTTGATTTCTTTCCCTACCTTCTGGACCAAAAAAGTTTTTCTTATAATATCTATAGTTCCTAGAACCATCTGGTGAAGACCAATTTTTTGATTCCCAAGAACCGTTATCATCTAAACCTTTATCTTCGTTAAATTCGTTAGGCATTTGTCCAAAGAAGTTTTTAATAAAACTATCCTCATCCATAGGTTTCATAAACCCAAACCTACTATTCATATCTGGTTGACCGTACATATCTCTCATAAAGTTATTCATTCCAGACTGATACATGTTTAAAATTCTGATAAACTCTTTTCTAAATTCATCATCACTCATGTTATTAAATCCAAATTCTTCCATACTTTTTTTTATTATAAATATAATACAGAATTAAATTTTGTCAATAAAAAACCCTAGCAGTTTCTGTTGATCAAACAGTCTTACTAGGGTGTGATAATGGTTATAAGGTCGAACAAGTATGTCACGTCTGACAGATATTGTAGCGGGTCCAATTTCCCAACATCTAAAAAGACCATCTAAGTGAGCGGATCTTACGGGACGCCCGATGGTTCTTGGCCTGCAAATACTATCTACAGGGGGGGGTGTAAAAGACCTATTCTGGTACGCTGTTCTTATGGGTAGCGTAATAGGTACTATTATTTTAATAATAAATATATTAAAATGAGATAAACACGGGCCTAACTAGCCATCTTTCAGGAAAGGCCCTTCTAGTGTCTACCTCTTAGTAGCGGGGACAGGATTCGAACCTGTGATCTCTAGGTTATGAGCCTAGCGGGTTGACCAGCTACCACTACCCCGCGATAATATTCTTTCATACGCTCTGATTGTTCATCTCTTTTAGATTTATCAGACCATCTTTGTTTTGCCTTTTCAGCTATCTTCTTTTTAGTTTCTTCAGATATGCCTCTTCTTCTATTAGACTCTGAAATTTTTTTTCTAGTTTCTTCTGAATGCTTTCTACCTTTTTGCATTTCAGAAAGTTTCTTTTTAGTTTCTTCTGAATGTTTTAAACCACTAAAATGTGGTCCACCCTCACCACCTAAACCAGTATTGTAAGTTTTATTTGTAGAAATAAATAATTCATTTACGATTTCTTTTTCTTTATCATTCATTTCTTTTTCATTATCAAAAATGTACAATACTTCTTTTTTAAAATTTTCTTTACCGTATTGTTTTATAACATTTTTAATGACTTTCCCACTACCAAAGTAGTTATCATAAGGATTGTTTGTTTGGTGCTTTCCAATATATGTTTTATCATTTAATTTATTAGTCACCTTATATATTGTATATTTCATACATATAAATATACGGTAAGTAAATAAACTAACGAGATACCAACTTCTCCACCCCACAATATATTGTATCTAAGGAAGGATTCGAACCTCCACGGACTTAATCAAAACTAGGTTTTTTTCAGTCCATACGTTTTACAAGAATTTAAGGATTTAATCTCATCTATTAAATCTATCTATCTTTATAATTATAAGTTGTCACGTTTGGGTTAAAGAGTAACGTAACCAAACCTCTTAACTAGTCTAATTTAGAGACCAATAAGGTTAGCTAATCCTAAAGTCTTTTTGGGTTTTTATAGAACTCCCAATCTAACCTTAGACTCTCTTCAAACGTAAGCGTCTACCAATTCCGCCACTTAGATATTTTAAAAAACTTTATTACAAAATAGTCCTACCCATTGACCAACCAACTGGTATGCTATCTGATTTTTTTATTTTTTTATTTTCAAATCCATTAGTTATCCAACAAGTCCCAAATTGGGAGTTATTTTCTCCTTTTTGTTTGATTGAATTTTTCTCACCTATCTTTTTTTTAGATTCTTCTTTGTGTTTTTTACCATAAAAGGTACCTTCTTTAATTTTTAAATTTTTTTTTAATCCAAAACTAATAGATTTTTTCCAAAAATCAACCCACTCACTATTATTTTCTCTAAGAAATTTCATAGTTTTATGACTATTTTTTGTTGCTTGTTTTTGAGACAAGTTTAATGACTCAATAAATTTTTTTCTATGTTCCTCACCACTAAAACCACCATCACCACCTAATTTAAGGTTCATACAAAGTTCTTCAGATAATAATTGTTCATTAACAATTTCTTTTTCTCTTTTTTTTAATTCTTTTCTGTTTTTTAAAAACTCAAGAATTTTTTTTGTATGATTTTCCTTTCCATGATAATTAATAGAATACCATAATCTCTTTCCACTACCTAAGTATCCATCTTCCAAATTATCAGTAGAATGCATTCCTATGTAGTATTTCCCATTTACATTACAAGTTGTTTTATAAATGTAATGATATTTCTTTTGCCTTCTCGCCATATCTATACTTTATATATAAATATGACGAGAAGGTACAAAAGTTCCAGGTACACAAGGAAGGATTCGAACCTCCAAAACCTACTTTCATCGCCCCTAGGGGAGATTACTTTTCGGTTAGAGTTGTTACACTCCGTGTTTACCAATTTCACCACTTGCGTATATATTAAAAAAATGACTTACCTATTACAACACCCGTACTCGTCAGACTTAGTGAATTCGTCTTTCAGAGGTCTGTACTTGTTTCTTTCCGATTTGATTTCTAATCCTTATCAGTTATAACTTTTCTCCCAGTGTCCGTATTGTTTGTACAACTATCCGTCCCCCAAGGGTTGGGTCATTCGCGTGAAGGTGAGCTAACCATCTTATTGAATAGGTTAAATCATTTTTATGTTTTCAAAGAACGTTTTCTTTAATTGTTTAACAAATATAGTAACTTTTTTCTGATTAGTCAAATATTTTTTAATTAAAAATTCATTTTATAATTAGAAACATATGTAGGTAACTGATCAAAAGAAATCTGATATTGTTTAATAGGTGTGGCCCATAAACTTTGTTTATATTCGTATTGGTTTAATAAAAGTGTTTTATTTCCATAGTTTATATTCCTAATAATCCATTTAATATTATTATTAGGGTCCTCTTTAATGTATTGATTCGTATAGTGTCTGTCTAATTTAAACCCTAAAGATTCTATTAAATTAATGAAATCTTTATAAGGTTTCAAAACACCCTCTTCATCTAAAATTTCTTCTGCTTTATCTAAAAATTCATTAAATGCATCAGCAATTTCATCTTCAGCACCAGAAAGATCCCATTCTTGGTAAAATCCATCATACCAGTTTTCATCAATTAAAGTACTTGATGTTATTTTTAAAATATCAGTTAGTGATACTATATTTTTTTCATGTAATTTAAAAATTTCTGTCATAGAAATTTTAATTACAATCTCACCATTACGTAATTTAAAAGATGAGTTAATTTTGTCTAAAATAGATGAAAAATGTGAACCACTACTCAACCATCTATTTTTTTGTATCTGATAACCTATAATATCTAAATAACGAACACGTAAATCGTCAAATAATTTTTGTAATGGTTCATATTTTAAAACTGCTTTAACACTATTCATATCGTCATCAGCGAAAGCAGAAAAGTTAGTGCCAGGTGATGTTACATCTAATATTCTTTGGAATCTTTCTTTTTGGTCATCGTTGATTTGGTAGCCAGAATAATCGAACTCCTCATAGTCAAAGTCATAATAATCACCATTACCGTCATAATTAGGACCATATGTTAAAAATGGTTCAAGATAACTTTGGTCGTCCTCATTAATATCAGAAAAATCTACCCAATCTTCATAGTCTAAAACAAATGTTATATTATCGTCATTTATATTAACTTGACAATCACTACCTGAGTTAAAACATATGTCATCATCATTAAAGTAATTACCTGTGGTAAAAGGGTTTACATCACTAACCCAATCCCAGTCATCTTTATGATATTCACTTTCTAAAGATTCTCTAATAACTTTTTTAATAATATTTTTTGATAGAGGTTTTTTAAATTTCACAATAATAAATATGTTTATTGTATAAATATTTTAAAAACCATTAAAACGCTACTATTTGTTCTTCTTCATTAAAGTATTTTTGTTTTATTATATCGGTATTGAATTGGAATTCATCTGCGAGATTGCCTTCTGACCCATCTTTAATATTTTCTTCGTACATAATACCGTTAAAGTAGGCAACAATCTCATCCTGAGTTTTACCTTCAAGTTCTGGATAATCCTCCAAATTAATCTCAATCGGTCCGTAAGATTCGTAAACCGAATAAGTTTTAGTCATATAAAGTTTCATAAATATATTTTTTTATTTTAATACCATGTATTTAACACCATCAACAATTTTGACCATGTATTTTCCTTGATCTTTTGTTTTGTTATTTGAACGTTTTGTAGACCTTGCAGTCTTTGTGTTCTTTTCTGTTTCACCATACTTGTTAGTGATAACTTCTTTCATTGAAAATCTTTCCATAATTTTTATTTTTTACAAATATAACAATTTTTTTAGAAAATTTTAGGTGGTACTTTAAAATTATTAAAACCTGGTTTAACTTTTAGATTATCGTACTTTTTGTATTTTGAATAAACGTTAGCCCAATAATTGACACCTTCAGGTGTTTTTCTAAATTCAAAAGAAATACCAATAAACCCCATCCAACCTAGAAATTCTAACTCTAAGAATTCCTCTACAGAATGGTGAAATTTATTTAATGAATTAAAGTTAACAATCCATTTAGATTGTTCTTCCTCATTCAACCAATTAAAGTAATCTTTACCTTTCATAAGGCAAATATAATAAAATTATTTTGATTGTTGTTCTTTGTCGGCTTTATAAAGTGTATAAATGTTTTTAAATAACATTTCTTTAGCTTCTGGTGTCTCACCTTGTTCTATATACTTATTAATGAATTTAACCAGTTCTATTTCTTTACCTCTACTTAATTTTGATTTATAATCCATTACATCGTAGATACTCATAAAATAAAAACCATTTAAATTAACTGAATCTTTTAGAATTGTTCTATCATCTCTAACAGTAAAATCATTTGTACCTTGGACTTTAGCTATTTTAGGATCCCAATAAGTAAAAACTTCCATGTCTTCTTTTATTAAACCCAAACCATTTTTACCTAAACCAGGCCTATATATTTTACCACCAAAATCTTGCCATTGTTTTTTAAATCTCTCAACAACTTTTGGCACATTTTCTTCACCTATAGCTTTACCAATCTTTTTTATAAATTCAGAATCAGTAGTGTAGTTTTTATATAAATTTTGCCAATCACTCTCATCTGGAACTATGATATCTAAATCACCAATATCCATAGGCCAAGTTCTATCGTCTATTTCATTTAGAGCTTTTAACAACATAGGGTTTTTAAATAACCTTGCTGAACCAGCAATAAAATATTTACGTTCAGAAGGTTTAATGTTAAAAGCCTCAAAGATTAATACTCTAGATTTATTTAAAAGGTCATTTAATTTTGTTGGGTCAGCCTCTTGTAAAATATCAGCGTTAGACAATATCTCATCCAACTTTTTCCAAGCCTTTTCAACCATTAGATCATTATATATTTCAGTTAATCTCATAATTATATTCTATCTATGTATCTGGTTTCTAAGTTGTAGTTATATTTTTTGGGTAATTAAGGAGTAAATCAAAATTAACAGGGCCTATTCTATAACTGTTAACATAACCATCATCAAATCTAACTTTAACCCACCAATTACCGTCCCCCATCGGTATCTTATATAACTCTATTATTGTACCCTCCTTAGAATATTCTACTTGCCAATTATACTTAGATTCAGGGCTAATTTTAACCCTCATATCGACAGAGGCAATATCATGTGTGACAACATTAATATCATCGTCCATACCAATAAATCCCCAGTCTTCCAGGGATTCATTTAGTATTTTTCTGATTAATTTTTTCATATTTATTATTTAACAGGTTACCCCATCAGTAATAAATATCATTAAAATTATATTAATCTTCTTGATTATTATTTTTTTCCTTTAGGTCTTTGGACCCTTTTACGTGTTGTGGTTCAAAACAACAGTGTCTACAACCACTACCACAACAAGTACCACGTTTTTTATGGTATCGTTCAGTTAAAACAATAGCCCCATTCTCTAGGTAATAATCTTTACCCTCTTCAAATATAAAATTCTTATTCATTTTTAAATCCTAAATATTGTTTCCAATCATTACTAATTCTATTTATTTTTTCTACAAAATATAGATAGGAAGGTCTGAAAGGTTTATGTCTCATGGTTAAATTATACTCTGATAAAAACTCATCAACATCTTTACTACATTTTCTAACATTACAAATACCACAACAAGTAACCAGATTTTCCCAAGTATTAGGCCCACCTTTAGACCTTGGAATAACGTGATCAATGGTTAAATCAGTTGTAACACCACAGTAAATACATTGATTATCATCTCTTTTAAAAATATTTTGTCTAGATAAATGAACCTTCTTAAATGGTAAAACAATATATTTCAATAAACGAATAACCGTTGGCCGAATATAAGATTTTTTATCCGTCATTATAGGGTTTTCTGACTCGTGAGTCACGACTTCAGCCTTACCTTTAAACACTAATTTAAACCCTTTTTGTAGTGTTGTCACATTAATTGGGCTGTAGTCCATATTTAGTACTAACACTTTCATAAGACTTTTTATTTATAAATATTATTTAACTTATTTAAATTTGAATGACCTAAGATTCAAAAACATCGGATACAAATTAGGCTCATCCAACCTAGTTAATCTCCTATGTGGTACATTTATATTATTGGTAATCACCATAAGTTTTCTTTTACCTCCAGCATCTGCTTCATCTAGATTAATTCCATAAGTCGTGAAGCCAAATCTATCTTTACTAGACATATAGGCAATGGTACCAGTCATACCAACCCAAATATCTTTTTTACGACCCTCTTCAATTCTTACCCTAGTACCAATTCTATAATACATATGTCATTTAATTTTATATAAAATATAACCCCCCAAATAAATGGAGGGTTATTTAATTGTAGGGATAGTAGGAATTGAACCCACGACCTTAACGATATAAGCGTTCTGCTCTCACCAACTGAGCTATATCCCCA